TGTTCGCTATTGGGATCATGGCTTTCAAGGACCAGGTGGTTGGTACATCGAGAAGTCTCTAACAACTCTAAGTCAAGACGATCCAGTATCTGAGTATAACTCTCAGTTGTGGAACTCTGGTCACGATGAAGACAAAGAGATTGCTCGTAAACAGAAACGCCGTCTTAGCTATGTTGCTAATGTAATGGTCGTATCTGACCCATCAAATCCTTCTCGTGAAGGTCAAGTTTATTTGTATAAATTTGGTAAGAAAATCTTCGACAAACTGAACGATGCTATGAATCCTCAGTTCGCTGACGAAGATCCAATCAACCCATTCGACTTTTGGGAAGGTGCTGACTTCAAACTAAAGATTCGTCAAGTAGAAGGCTATCGCAACTACGACAAGTCTGAGTTTGCTTCACCTGCTCCAATCGCTTCCTCAGAAGGTGAATTGTCTGACGAAGATATGGAAGCAGTATGGAATAAGCAACATTCCCTTCAAGAAATTGTTGATCCTAAAAACTTCAAGTCCTATGCTGAACTGAAAGCAAAATTGCATAAGGTTCTCCAACTTGATGGCAGTACACACGCACCCAGCCCTACTGCCGAGGACAGCAATGCGGGGATGGAGTTTCAGCCAAACTTTAAAGAGCGATCTGCACCAGCAGTTGCTCAGGCTGAAGCCCCATCCTCAACCACATCAGAGTCAACGGATGACTCTCTTGATTTCTTCAAGAGTTTAGCGGAAGACTAAGGTGATTGGTCAAAACTCAATCTAGGGTTTATGGGGTGCAAGGATGCGCCCCTTTTTTTGTCTATAAAATAGCGAGAGGTTTATATGCAAATTAGCGACCGTTTGAAAGATTATTTTAACAGAAAGAAATCGAAATCGTCTGATAAGAATCATACGAGATATCGCAACGATATCTGTAATCACTGGGACTTAGACTATGTTTCAGTAGAAGAACTTGAAGAACTTCTCAAGCAAGACGATGTAGAAACTACACTGACTCGCAAGAAAAGAGATATTGATTAGAAGCCTTGAGGAACAGGTAAATGCGGTGCGTTACTTAGTGAACTATTAGAACCGTTTACTATGTTAAATGTAGTACTTGATCCACCAACATTTGTTTGATTGTTTGTATTGCCACCAACGAGTGCATTATTGATCATATTCTGCATTGAAGAATCGATAAATCCACCTGAAGGAGTTGTCATTTTTTCTGTTTGTGCTTCTAGACCAGCTTCTGCGGCTGGTGTAATATTAGGAGTTCCTGTAGTACCAGTCGATTTAGCGGCCAAAGCATCTAGTTGTCCCATCGCTTGATCAGGAGTTATTCCTTTGGCTCTATTTTTCGCAGCCTGTCTTTGCGCTCTTCTTTTTGCTCCAGCATTTCCTTTAAATTTATCTGCATCAAGGTCTTGACCACTTAGTAAAGAACCAGTAATCATCTCAATAAGTTTTTCACCGCCTAGAGCACCTGCAGTACCACCTAAGAACAATCCAATTGCACTACCAACTCCAGGGAATATAGCAGTACCTAATGCGCTACCACCTAATGCACCAATAGCAAAGCCACCTGCGGCACCTAGAACTCCAGACAACTGTTTCTTAACTTCATCTTCTGGTGCATCATTATAGATTGCCATCGCTACATCGAATAAAGATGGTAAGATTGCTAATGCTCCACCTTTCAAGAATTTAAAGAACTTAGCATATTTTGCTAATTTTGCCGCTCTCTTTTGAGCCTTCATTGCTTTTTCAAGATCAGCAACAGAGGTAAATCTTCCTGTAGTTGCGTTAACAACTCTACCAGCACTGTTTACTCTCATTCCAGTTGGAACTGTTCTACCTGCTTGACCAGTAACTCCTGTTGCGGCATTTGTTGTTAATGCCCTCTGAGCGGCAGCCGCTTGACCAAATTGATTCGCTCCTTGTACAGTACTTCTGACTAATCCAGGTACAGTCTTTGTAACTAGTCTAGGAACTGCAAGACCTAAAGCACCAGACATTGCCAGACCTAGGGACTTTTGCTGTTCCGGAGTTAGTCCAGTCTTTTCGAGATACTTATTGTTCTCCATGTCTTTGAATACTTCATTAAAGACACCCATGAAGAAACCAGGTATTATAAGTCTCTTGTTAATGAACCCACCGATTAGGGCAAACAGTCCACCTTTACCTACGCTTCTTTCTATTAATGATTTTTGATCTTTTTTGCCGTCAGGATCACTACTTGGGAAAAGAGATTCTTTGATGTCATCAATCATGCTACCAAGAAATCCGTCAAGGAATGGTAGCAATGCGGCCGCTATTCCTAGCTTCTTGGCCATCTTCAGTTTGCCACCCTCGGCGGCTACAGCACCCTTAACTCCGGCAAATAATCCTGATCCTTTCTTGCCATCTTCTTCAGTTACGCTCTCTTTCTTAGCATCACGAGCGGCTTTTTTTCTTGCTTCTTCATCATCTTCGTTAGCTTCGCTTTGATCCGTTTTGATATCCGTTAGAACGCCAGTTTGTTCGGCCATAGTAGTGCCTATGGCACCTAAAAGGGCCATCATCTCTTGATGACGGGCTTCTTCTGTTGCGGGGTCTCTATCAGCCATTTGTTTTTATTTTCCGAACCATTGATCGATTAAATTCTTTCCGTAGTACAATATGCCCAACCAAACTGTGAACATTATACCATCGAAATATGATAAGTTATTCCATGCTTCTAGTGGTGCTTCCATAATCTACTCCTATTTCTTCTTGCCGAAGTTCTGTGTGCCAAAGAATGCGGCTACGATACCAGCAACAGCAACAAAGTATGTTGGTGCCATATCGCCTAATGTTTTCTGTGCTTGATCTAGACCTACAAGAGATGCTAGAACAACAGCGAATGGGTATAACAACAAACCACCAAGAGCAAACCATGTCATGTTGCGCTGTGCATCACGCATAGCATCTGCATCTTCTAATTCTTTGCGCCTAAACTCAAGATATAACTGCTCTTCGTCTTTAGACACCTTTCCATCACCGTTTGTATCAGCAGGGTGAAACACTTCTGCTTTTGTTTCTTCACTCATCATTTACTCCGTTATTGTTGTTTTTTACTTTGCTCATCAATGAACTCGACTAACATTTCAGCGTATAAATCTCTCTCAAAAGGCAAAATATTTTCTAAGTCGCTTATACTGTATTTATGATGTTGAGCCATTGAGAACATCAATTTATAGTACGCTCCCAGACTAATATGACTCAACATTAGAGAAAAAAAGTTTCAGTTCCCTCTAGTTTTATCGTCTTCTCATTGCCTGCAGAGTTGGTATACTTTGCTTCATATTTTAATTGAGGCACAGTCTCAAAGAATTTCTTCAACGATTCGATAGTGCCGCCAGGCAGAGTATCAACAAATTCTTGTATTTCTTCTGGAGTATACTCGCTTAGTTTTTCTACTTCATCACCATTCACTACACTGTCTATACAAGAGATCATAACTCCGTAGAGAATATCGGCAGCCTTCTCATTGTTTTCTTCTTCGGTGCCATCTAAGTTAACTAACTCAAGAAACATTCCTACTTCTTCTAGTGTAGGATATCTCATCATTAGATACACATTATCTGATACATCAATTTTCTTGCTATGATCTTCAGGAATATGTACCTTAATATTATCTACATCAAGCGTTAACTCAACCGGCTGTTGAGTCTCTTCATCTTGAACAGTAAAAGTAATCTCATTGTTCACAGATTTTGATCTTAACTGCAACATCAAATATTCAAGATCAAACATCGGTATGCTTTCAATATCAATATTTGGGCAACAATTTCCTGCAATCTGTTTCATTGCCAGAATCATTTGCTTATTATCGCCAGATTCTTGAGCCATTAGTAAGACCTTTTCTTCCTTTACTGTAAAAGGTCTATATTGTACTGTCTCACCCGTTGAATATAATTTGACCTCGAATAAAGGAAGGTCTATCTTCGGTAATGCCATCTCACTTCTCCTATATTATAGAATTATTTAAATGAATTATATATTGTGTTCACTGTCTGTAGGTTATTAATTGAATCTTGAATATCAGTTGGTTTTCTGAACGCTTCTATCGCATTCACTGTTTGGTTAATAGTGTTGAACCATCTGAGCATTCTGCCTGCTGTTGATCCGTTTTCTGATTCAACTTTGCCTGATTCAGAACCAGTAACCTTTAATTGATCATAAGAGAAACCTACAGCCATAGTCATAACTTCGCCTTGAGTTGACCAATCAGTCTCTTGTGTTCCTGTATTTACTGGATATAAGCCCGAGAAATTATACACATATTCAACTCTTCTTGAATTTTGAGAGAATACTGCAACATCCATTGTAGTAGCATATTCGCTCTTGTAGCCCATCTCGAATGGTAATGCTCCGTTTACTGCTCCGAAGTTACCGCCACTTCTATCGTAGTTTACGACTGCTTGCATCCATCTGTGAAAGAACTTCATAATGCCAAAATTTGAGTCTACAAAAAAGATACACGGCATTACAGGAAAGTTCATTCCTTGGGGTCTACGAACAACTGGTCCAAATCCCTGAGGCTGAACATCAGCCGTTTCAAGGTCGAATCCAGGTAAAGTAACACTCTTACAGAAAAATTCTAAATCTCTTGATACAGGTATATCTACAAACTCATTGATTAGTGCTTGAGGTATGTTTATTCGAGCAAAGAATAGATTACTTTTAGATAATCCACCATGTTGCGATAATTTTGAGTTAAAGTCTGCTATGTTAAATGACATTTTTTATTCCTATGTAATTTTTCTTCTTGAATCAGCAAAGACTGTCGCTTTCGATGCTCCAACAAATCTTTCTGTTGGCAAGAATAGTGCTATATCCCATTCTGATGGATATATGTACATAAACCTAGTCTGTACTTGCTTCGTTAAATATCTTTTTATGCACGGTCTGAATTCTTTAAACTTAGCGGCATCATCTAATATCTTATAGCTAAGTTTTAGTCTTGTTGTTTCGTCATACTGCTTATTATTTGCTGTTTCATATAGAGCATCCATCAACTTGGCACGAAGTGGTAATGGCAAATAATGCATATTTAATCCGTAGAATCCACCCTTTACTTTTCTATATGGAAAGATCAGAGGCATTCTATCATAATACGGTAGCTTATCTCTAGTCTTTGCTGTATATCCATACATATACATTGATCCAACAAGAGGCATAGAAGTCATTCTATTCTTGTCGCCTTTCTTACCAAAGAAATCATTCTCTTTGACATTCCTATAATCTTTAGCAGTATCACGATACCAATTTCGTGCTGTAGAGGTACGAGCAGGTATTTTACCCTGCCTGATGCCTTTATTTAAAATGTCGTCAAAGAGTACAGCCATTAGAGAATTACTACGCCTTCTTCAATTAATCTTTGTCTATTGAGCATATGTGCTTCTTGAATCTCTTCTTTTGAGCCACCATAATAATCAACAGCATGACCTTCTTCAATCATAACCTTAGTAACTGGTCGCCATGAGTCAGTCTTAGCATCATACACATCAAAATCACCAAGAATACGACCAAACTTACCCTTCATATCTTCGCCATTTCTTGCGATTTGTGTACGCAATACTGGTTTCTCACCTAGTAGCTGTATCAAACGATCCTTTGCCGCTAGACCAAACTTCTTCTCTACTAAATCTCTTGTTCTTGATTCAGGCGTGTCAATGCCCATAATGCGAACTCTTTCATTTCTCATCCAGATACCAAAGCCCAGATCGATGTCCACATCTACAGTGTCACCATCTACTACCTTAACTACTTTACATTTATAATCATACATTATTTTATACCTAAATCATTTTCAGTAATAATTTTAAAAATATAGCCTCTATCTTTACAGAACTCTTCAGCCGCATTCCATTTAGCTGAATTAATACCCCAAGTCTTAACTTCATTTATATAACGCTTAGTAGGCTTATTTTTCTTAGTATTTTGTACCTTTGGAGGTTTTGTTTGAGCATAAGGCTTCACCTCTATTAGCACTTTTTCTTTCTTCTTCTGTCTATTTATCTGTTCCACATAAAAGTCTGGAAAATATCTGTGCATCTTTCCATCAATAGGTGAACGATAAGGTATAACGATCTCTTCGCTATTCCATTTAACCACATGAGGATGCTTATCTAGATAAGACATCAACTTGAGTTCCCAGCCACTTCTATAAATTATATTTGTTGGGTCACCCTTATACTTCTCGGGATTACGAGGCTTAAATCGACCCTGATAATAATTAGGCACAATATCTCCAATACATATAAATAATCAACATAGACTAACTTATTATTTATATAAAGGTTCAGAGATGACACAAGGATTACTTAAAACAAGTCCACTCGAAGCAATGGCGAGACGAAAGGTTGAGCAAAGAGGTCCTTCAAGTGTAATGACTTTTCCCAAGAACTTAGGCTCACATGGAACGCTAATGCGCTTCTTTGAATATACTTACGGTGGCACAAAAGGCTCTGAAGAAAAACGCCTTGCTGAGATAATGTTACCTTTACCTAAACAAATCCAAGACAATTTTAAAATTAATGTTGGGGGTGACGAACTTGGATTGATCGGTACTACCGCAGCCCAATTAGCAGGTCGACCAGAAGATGCTCAAAATGTGGCCGCTACACTCACTGACCAATTAAAAGAATCAGGCACAGCCGCATATAATGCGATTAGTGGTGTATTTAAAGGCACAGAAGGCGCAAAAGACGCACTTGTTGAAGGAGCAAATACACTCGCAGATGGTGTGGGATTCCTTACAACAGCAGGTCTAGCATCAATTACACCAGATATCGGAAATGGTATTGGTGTAGGTCGTGGTACAGCAATTAATCCTTTTGCGACTCTTGTATTTAAAGGTGTCGACCTCAAAGTACACTCACTAGAGTGGTTATTATCACCTGAAAGTGAAGAAGAATCACGACAATTAAAAACAATTATTCGTACTCTGCAACGAATGGTACTGCCTAAAACAACATCTCCTCTTGGTGATAATGCTGAAACAGGAGCGCAAGCAATAGATCGTGGTATATTAAGATATCCTGCGATGGTAAATATCTTTTTAATGGGTGTCGATCAATCATATTATCTCAGATTTAAGACTTCAATGATCTCACAATTAAGTGTAGATTATACACCAAATGGTGTTGCAATACAAAAAGGTGGTAGACCATCGGCTGTAAGAATTACAATGACATTAAATGAAGCATTTATTCATACTGCTGACGATAATGCGCCGTCTGATTTATTAGAAGAAGCAATCAGTGAGAAAATAGAAGATGCATTATTTAATCCTAATCGACAGGATGGTGAATCACCTGAGTATGATGCAACAGTCGCTGACCTACCTACAGGACAATTACCTGTTGATTCAGTAACTCGAAGTTCTGATGAGGTATCAATCATTAAAACATTACCAGATGGATCTACAGAAACACGAATCACAACAAAAGCCGAACTACAAGCCCAAGGATTTACTGATGCCCAGATCGCTGGTACAAATCCATCAGGCATTGAAGGCGTTACATTAGAGGCAAATTAATCATGTATTTCTCATCATTTCCTACTACAGATTTTAATGGCACACCTCTTCTAGATATTACTCGTAAGGCCAATCTTGATAAGTTAGTTGAGCAAAATGCTCTTGCCTATATGAATTATACAGTCGAAGAGGGAGAAAGGCCTGAAGATGTATCGTTTTATTATTACGATTCAGTCGAGTACAGTTGGTTAGTGCTTCTCGCAAATAATATAATTGATCCTTATTCACAATGGCCTAAGACAGAAAAAGAATTAAATGAATATATTAAAGTACAATATGCAGAAAGAGCAGGTACAACAGGTGATGCAGTACTAGAGTGGACAAAAAATAGCACAATCGGTGCAAACATCGAGTACTATCAGTCGCATTCCGATCCTAATATTACTTTAAATCGTGCATCATATCTCAATTCCTCGCCAACCGAGAAAGCAGAATACTACCCAGTCCGCACATATGACTATGAATTTTCTCTCAACGAGAGCCGCCGCACGATAGTTCTTGTGAATAAATCACTTCTACCTCTTCTTGATGACCAATTATCGAGTGTATTAAATGACTAGAAAGCTAGCCCAAGCTGGATTCTTCACCCTAAGGTCTGTGAAACTACGGCCATTATTCTCAGGTGAAGAAACACCAAGCCAAAAGAATATGCAAGACTATATTGACATCACAAAGGTGGTGGTCAATTTTACAATGAAAGAAAGCATTGACAGTCCATATATCTCTGGCAGGCTTACAATACAAGAAAGTAATAATCTATTAGAAGATGTTCCCATTAGAGGAGAAGAATCATTACAAATCGTAGTGACAGACTTCTATGGAGAGACAAAATCTTATGATTTTATTGTATATTGTGTAGATAATATCGCTCCCGAGAACTCAGCCAATGATCGTATGATGAAATACACACTTGACTTCACTACGGTAGATAAACTAAACAGCGATACAAAAGAAATTAAAAGATCATTTGGTAAACAAAAGATCAGCGATATGGTATCTACTCTCTTTAATGAGTATTATTCTAATAGTAAGAAAGAGATAGAGATAGAAGATACAGATGGAGAGCAAACTTTAGTCATACCTAATCTAAGACCCGATGCCGCAATGCAATTTTTATCTAGAAGAGCATACAGCGCAAATTCTAAATCCTCTTTATATAGATTCTTTGAGACAAGAGAGAAGTATTTTTTCTGTACGCACGAGTACCTCATCGGAAAATACAGCGATTTGGGCGTCAAAACAGCATCACTTAAAAACCAGCTTTTTTTTAATTACAGCACTCTAAATGACAACACAGGCCCAGGCCAGATGAAGGCTCAACAGTCTATATCTTCTGTGTCCTATGGTAAGAAGGCGGACACCTTTGCTGAAATGAAGGATGGTGGGTACCGCAGAACTGTGTCCGAACTTGATATCGTGAATAGGACCCGCATCTCACGCCAATACGACTACACAAGCGAGTATAAGGACTACAAAACTCCACAGCCTACAAAGCTAACGCATTCACAGGAGTTCCTTGATGCCTATATGTCTACTGCATTAGCACCTGAAACTACGCTGGTAACGGACTTTCCGCAGATTGGCCTGGTGAGAGGAGAGAAGAATCGACCCTATCAGCACTTCTATGAGAACTATACAACGAAGCCTGTGGTCGATTATCATCTAGGCCTTAATTCATTTAGTGTGGATATACATGGCAGGTTGGAATTGTATCCTGGGATGACGATTAATCTTGACCTATATAAGTTTAGTAATACTGTAGCGGGTACCAGAGAGACTGATACACAGAGAAGTGGTAGGTATATGGTGATGTCGATTAACCATAGCTTTAGTGGTGATACTTATAAGCAGTCTCTTCGATTAACAAAGGGTGGCTTATCGTGAATGATTTAATTGGAATATTATTAGTGATATCAATCACTTACACAATCTATTTGTATATGGGGAATAAGTAATGAGTGGTTTTAGTAATCTGCTTTACTTCGTGGGAGTTGTTGAAGCAAACAATGACCTTACGAATAATGGTAGAGTGAAAGTAAGAGCGTTTGGTATACATCCACCGAGAAATAGTTCAGTTGATGCTGATAATGTTCCTACTGATCACTTACCATGGGCGACTGTATTAGATGGATCGTATGGACAATCACCAGTCATTCCTAATGTAGGTGAATGGGTATTTGGTTTCTTTATAGATGGTAATGAAGCACAACAGCCTATGATTATGGGAAGATTGCCTGGTCAGCATCTCCAGATGCCTGCGGGTAGTGGTGAGCCTGGCGAAGATGGTTATTTACCGCCTGAAGCAGTGAATGAGTTTGGTAAGCCTGATCTACATCGATATCAAGGTGGTGAAGGAGCTAGCCAGGGCCAGACACTTGCTCAACGAGTCTTTGCGAATACAGAGATACCTCAGGCAGATGGTGAGACCTTTGATGAGCCACCTATTATGATGCCACAGAACAACTATAACAATAGAGTGATTAAGAGTTCTGATGGAGATAACTTTATTGTATTAGGATCAGGAAAAGATGGATCGGGATCAGATTACTTCTTAATTAGCCATTCATCAGGTTCTGTATTTCAAATAGATCCCAATGGAACAATCTTTGTGAAAGCCTTTGGTGATAAGTATAACTCAACGCAGGGTGTTGAGTCAACCTATGTAAGAGGTTCTTCTCATAATTCGATTGACGAAGACTATACTCTCAAGGTAGGTAAACAAGGTAAAGTTACAGTCAATGGTCGATTAGATATCGAATGTACTGACTTTAATGTTCGTGCCTCTCGTAATATTAATCTAAATGCTGGTGTAAAAGTCAATGTATCAGGTGGTGGTATTGGACTCTTTGCGACTGCTGATGATATTAACATGGTTGCGAATACAAACCTCAAAGCATTAACGACACTAGGTGGTATGTACTTCAAGTGCTTAATGCCTGGTAATATAGCTGGAGATGGGGGTGACTTCCATGTTGACTCCTATAAGACGAACTTATACAGTATTTCTTATACGAAAATACACAGTACAGGTACTCCAGCGATATCATCACAACTTCTTCCTGTGCCAGATGTAGGTCATCTTGGTATCGACATATATAGTCCTGCTCCAATACGAGTGAACACATCAACGACATTGAATCTTGAATCGCTATTAGGGCTTGGTATTAGTTCTGCAGGACCCATAGGTATCAATTCAGTCTCTACTGTAGATATATATGCCAATGCCCAACTTGGAATAGGTGCTGGTGGTATTACGAATTTAGACGGCACACTCGTTAATATTGGTAATGGCACATCTGCTCTTACATCAGGTGCTTCATTTGGTACTATTGTAGCATCAAAAGCGGCACAAACTGCTGTTGGTATGGCGTTAACACAGAAAGTGCCTAATATATCACTAGAGATAGCGAAGGTTGTCAAGCCTCAAGAGATCACAAACACAGTCACCCCCACACTGAAAGCAAAAGTATCAAGATGGTGGCAAGGTCTTACTGGACTCATGGGATCGAATGATGACGAATAAATATACTAGGTGGGATGGAATAAAACAGGTACTTGCCACTACTATTATAACACAAATTATCCTTTTGTCAACAAAAAGAGTAAAATAAATGTCTATAGAATGTACAAATACAACCCCGATATCTGGTCATACTTCTGTATTGACCAATCCTATCGTGGACATTGACTTTTCAGCCTTACTTACACAGACTGATCCACTCGAATTAGCGGCTGATAGACAGACGATAATCGACATTACAGACCAGTTAAACAACATATTAGATGTAAGTGACCTCTCTGGATACCCTACATTAGATGCAAGATTTAAACAATTCCCGCTTACATATACGGAAGTTGCAGACTATATTATAACAAATAATATCAATACTGTCAATGTTTTATCTGCAATTAATGGCTATACAGGTACTTTAAACAATGCTGTATTGATTGAAACGCTTGATGATCTTGACTTTTTCTATGAGGCCAATCTAGGAAAATCGATCAGTGAGGGTCTATGTGGGTCATTTGGCAACACACTTATGGAACTTATGGGTCTATTTTCACTGATTGATTCGACTATAGCCAAGCTAAATGGGCTTAAACTAGACGATTTTGACCTCAAGAAACTTGCAATTTCTAAGGCTCAGACACTTACATTAGAAGAAATGAAGAATAAATTGCTTGAGACCATTGACAAATTGATCGAAAAAATAGAGAAAAAAGTACGAGATGCCATTAATAAAGCGATTGAAGACATCGCTACTGCAATAGGTAAAGCGGGTGATAAGATACTTGCCCAGCTTACAAAGATCGAAAATGAGATCAAAGACTTCTTCTCGAAAGAAAATATCAAGAAAATGAAAGAGAATTTCGACAAGTTTATTGCTGAAATGATTGCAAACTTCGAAAGACCTACACTGGCCAATGTACAAAACATCATGTATATACTGTGTAATCTAACAGAAACCATCATGGCCGTTCTCTTTGCACCTGCTAATGAGGTTGCTGAAGTCGCTAAGGTAGTAGAGCAAGAGAAGAAAGTGCTTGACGCCATGGACAAAATAGAGCAGAAGAAAGCAGAAGATGCTGGTGCTGTACGAGTTACAAAAGAAATTGCTGAAGAAGTGAAAGAAGAAGTTACCAAGAATATGAATGAACTCACTGGTGATAATAATCCAAATAGGTATGTAGAGAAAGTAGCAAAACAAACTCGCCGTGGTACAAAATTTGATGATATCGTGAAGTATAGACAACCAGGTGATTTAGGCTATGTAGATCCTTCTACTGGTGAACTATCTGTACCTACGAATATAGACTATGTGACTTCACCAACGATTACTGCTCAAGAGACAAAAGCAATTAATGCCATGAGTGAGACAGGTCTTGGACCAGGGCGAATGATTACATGGAGTGATAGAGTCATTGATGGTGACCAATGGCAGAAGATAGACACAAGTGTACTTGCTAAGTTGCTTCGTATATCAGATCAGACTGGCCAGAAGTATGAACTTCAACAAGGTGTTGTAACTCCTACTACAAGAAGAAATAGAAATCAAGCAACAGCAGTACGAAGACAAGGTAGTGCAGGATACCATCATAAGTATTCAGGCTTTGCTGTAGAGTTAAAAGTGACTGAAGAGAATAGAGATAAGACAATCATTGCGGCGAGTAGAGCAGGCTTTACTGGTATTGGTGTAGCAAGAGACTTTCTTGTGCTTCATGTAGGTAATAGAGAAGGCTATGTAGCAGATACCAATGACTCACGATTTAAGACAGAGCAACAGTTTGGTGAAGGTACGACTGAGTTAATTCAGTATCAGACCATGATGAGAAAGCATAGAGAAGATGGCTATAGAAGAAAGATGGAACCAGACGAAGGGTTTAGATTCTTTGATAAGTCTACTCATGTAGAAAAAGAAGAGAATGATGGTACATTTAGCTTTACAGATAACAATAGCATACTTGGTGTAACTCTTGAAGAGACACAACCTGCACCATTTAGTTTATTCAGGCCCGACAATTAGTATAAATACACTATAAAAGGTATAACAAATGGCTTTAACACCACGAACACGATCACAAGAATTTTTCTCTGATTTCAAAAAGAATCTAGAGCAAGTGCCTGGTCGTGCTGATATATCTCGTGTCATTAATGAGAATGCAGTAAAAGAAAGCATTAAGAATCTTGTGATGACTGATCGTGGTGAAAGACTCATGCAACCAAACATAGGCTGTGATATTCGAGGCTCTCTATTCGAGAACATTGATCCCAATACAATACTCATATTAGAGCAGAATATCAAGTCTACACTACGAACATATGAGCCAAGGTGTATTGTAAAAGAAGTACAAGTATTGGCCAATATAGACACTAACGACTTGAAAGTGAAGGTTGTATTCTCTGTAATAAATACTACAACACTCTCATCAGTTACAATCGATCTTAATAGGGTAAGATAACATGGCAGACTTGTCACCAATTACAAATATGGACTTCAATGAAACTAAGGAAGCACTCAAGACCTTTCTAAAGAATCAAGACAAGTTCAAAGACTTTGACTACGAAGGATCTAACATGAATGTATTGTTAGATGTACTATCGTATAATACCTACTATAATAGTTTCTACTATAACATGGCCATCTCAGAGATGTTCCTTGATAGTGCAAGCCAAAGAAACAGTGTAGTATCTCATGCAAAAGAATTAAACTATTTACCTACATCTCAAAGAAGTTCATCTACAAAAGTATCTATTCGTGTTGTAGCACCTGACTTTAGGTCTAACTACTTTAGTATACCTGCAGGTACTGTATTCATTGGTCGCTGTGGTAATAAGACATATAACTTCATTACTGAACAAGCATATAATGCTGTAAGAACTGCACAGAACGATACAGTATATACCGTAGATGGTGTTACAGTATTCGAGGGTCGTAATATTAGCGAGACTCTATCAATCACAGATACAATACTATCAAATGCTACAATTGATACAAGAAGCCTTACACTTAAGGTCAATGGTGAGACATACACATATAGAAGCGATATCTTTGGTGTGGGTGCAGAAGATAAAGTATTCTACCTACAACCAGAGAATGATGGTAAGTACTCTATCCAGTTTGGACAGAATAAATTTGGTGTACAACCTACGATCACTGATTCAATCATAGCGACCTATCGAGTCAGTTCTGGCCCTTCCGCAAATGGTGTACAGAGTCTGACACTAGGTAACTTTGGCGGAGCTTCTTCGATTTCAGTAACGCTTACAAGTCAAACAAATGGCGGAACTTTGGCGGAGGACATTGAGTCTATACGGAAGTTTGCTCCAAAGGCTTTACAGATTCAAGAAAGAGCAGTAACGAAACGAGACTATGAGACTCTGCTTCGTGCTAGATTTCCAAACATTCAAGCAATTAGTGTATACGGTGGTGATGAAGTTGATCCACCTCAGTTTGGTAAGGTGATTATCTCTGTTGATGTGACTGGTGGTGAAGGTGCGGCTGACTATGAGATTGCAAACTTTAGAACTTATCTTCGTGATAAAACTCCATTGACAATTGAGCCAGTGTTTGTTGTTGCTAAGTTCTTGTATGTGAATCAGGTTGTTAAGGTTGTATATGATGCCAACTTAACTGATAAGAGTGCGGCACAGATACAGTCTGAAGTGAATGCAGGTATCATTGACTATAATAATAAGAATCTAAATGACTTCAATAAGACATTAAGACAGTCAAGACTTGCGGCTTATCTAGATGGTCTTGATGTATCAATTGTATCGACTGATATCGTAAGTAAGCCTATCATTGAGTATGTACCTGTATTGAACTTTGCAACAAGTCCATCGTTCTCGTTTGAGACTGCACTTGTACAACCTTATCCGTTTGATGCTTCTCTTGGCTTTGATACATTCAAGCCTGCTGTAGAGTCAACTAAGTTTACAGTAGATGGTACATTAGTATCAGCACAAGATGATGGTCAGGGTAATATCATGCTTGTAACAGCAGAAGCAGATGCTTTATCAGTGTTTAAGTCTTCGGTTGGTACAGTTGATTATACAACAGGTGCTGTTAAGTTGTCAAATCTTAATATCAGTTCGTTCCAGAATAATGCAATTAAGTTTGTTGCAAACACAGTAGATAAGGATATTAGACCACCTAAGGATCGTATTCTTGTGATTCGAGGTCAAGACATCACTGTATCTGCTCAACCACTAGAGAGTTAATATGCCAGTAGATATAAGAGATGCCGTCTATTCGGGAATAAGTCAACAATTTCCTGCGATCTATCAAGAAGATGGAGACTTTCTTGTATCTTTTGTGCAGGCATATTATGAGCATCTTGATGAGAAGAATGATCGTAACATTCCTAAACTTCGTGATATTGATACGACACTATCTACATTTTTAATCTATTACAAGAAAAAGTTTCTTGCTGATCTACCTATTGATACAAAACTTGATGTAAGATATATCATTAAACACATTCAAGATGTGTACCGCAGAAAGGGTACACAGGAAAGTCTTGAGTTATTGTTCCGTATGTTCTTTGATGAAGACATCGAAGTATTCTATCCAAGCACATCTATTCTACGCCCGTCTGATTCGATCTGGGGTGGTGATGCTTACTTAGAAATGAAATCAGTGTTTACTGTTGATGAATATCCTGTCGAAAAGGGAATGAGAATACGAGGCGATGTGTCTCTTGCAAGTGCGTTTATTGATGAAGTAATCTTTGTTAACTTTGATGGTGCATTAGTGCCTATTGTTTATCTATCTAACATTGCAGGCTCTTTCAGTACTGATGATGGTATTCAAGTTGTAACGACTAGGGCTGATGGTACTGAATCTGTAAGTAATGTTGGAAGACTTATCAAGGGTTCAATGAGTGCAGTTGAAGTCAAGACACAGGGTGTAAGTAGACTGCCTGACCAAGCAGTAGGTGACAAAGTTAAACTTCTATCACGAAGTGTTGGTGTAGAGGCAGAAGGAAGAGTTACTGAAATTAGTTCTACAACAACGGGTGTGATTGATTTTCAGATTATCGATGGCGGCTTTGGATATGTTGATCCTAGTACTACGACTCTCACTGTTAAAAACGATATTGGTGTAAGTAACCAAGTGATGGTGTTGAGCGGTGAAGCAAAAGACATCAAACGAGGCGATGTGATTATAGCAAACGGTGATCTCGTTTCATACACACCTACTGGCGGCTTGAGTTCCCTTAAATATACACTCACAGGTTCTGCTAAAGTAATCGAATATAATCACCCCCTCATATTCCTCTACAGTGATGACTTTAATACTGTAAGCACTTTCTTAAATCAAGTAGCGAGTCCTGTTGGTGGTCCCAATTCAGGTTCTGCGCCTACAAATATCTTCATTGAGAGTATGAGAAATGCCGCATACACAGCATACAATGATGCGGCATCATCACTAACTGTTACTCCTGCGTTTATGCCATCAGAGCATAGATACATTTGGAAAGCACTACAGAAAAAGAATCAAGCATTTACCACACAACCTAGCGGTGATGCTGACATTGATAATTTAGGATTTCTTTTTAATTCTGATTCAGATCCTAGTACTGCTGACGATTATGATGAAATTACAGTCTCTACTTTAGGTACAGGTAGTAGACAAGTGCTTCAAGAATATCTTAATGTGATGAACTTGACTGGTAAGTTTCCAGTCTTTAGCGGAAGCATTTATGACAATGATGACATTAGTACTGCTGAAAGAGATCAGTGGAGAAGTTTCTTTGAAGGCGCTTTATTAGCACTTTCAAAAGTTGGTTACTATCCTCAGATGACGATAGGTCGACCTAAAGTAGGCACAGTTGAATTACCTAATGTGCAGACCAGCATAACAGCTGGCCAGAGATATATGATATATGATAATAATAAATCTACTCAGTTCTCTTCTTATCATTCTGGCAGTCAATCAAATGAAGGATTTATTTTTGTCGCAAATCAGACTCTTGACTTCTCGCAAAGTACCTCTATAAATAAATTAGCTGTGGTTTCTGCTACAGCAAGCGATGGATTTCCATCATACACTGATACCGAACTAACAAACTTTCATTTAAATAGACTTAGATTTGATAGTCCAGCGATACACACAGCATCTAATACTCCTGGTAAGAGAATAAGAGATAAGTCTGGTGTGGCGATTGATTATCCATCACTTATTAGTCCGACTTTCTCGTTTAGACGATACAGAGGTGATCTAGCTAGATACGATTCTTCTGTGGTTGCTGGAGAGTTAGAGTCAAAAGTTTTTCTTGATAGCATACCTCTTCAATCTTTCGGTGTGAGAAACAACACATCAGAGTTTGAGATAGGCAGTTTAACCAATGTCGAAACTGTAACAGTGATTCCAGATTTGATTGGAGACTTCGCAAGCACTGAACTAGATATTGGTGCTGATGGTGTTATTGAAGGCGATGATTATGGAATGTCTGGACCTGGTGCTGAAAATTTAAATACAAGAATCGTAGATTCATTTAGTCCTATCACTCTGAAGATAGGCACTATTAATTCTTTGAATGTGTTAAATAGTGGTGTAGATTATCAGAACGATGTAGCAGTAGTTATTGAAAATTCAAGTATAACAAAGTTTGATCGAAAAGATACAGTTTTAAACTTTGAAACAATTGACTTTGATCTTTCAGTTGGCGATGTCATAACACAAAATATCCAGATACCTGATCTTCAAATAAATCAGGCTGGAAATAGATTACACGAAGATGCTGGTAACGGTGAAATATTCCTAGAGACACTAGCATCAACAACAGTTGGATCGAATTATGAAAATAGTACTACAACTTTTGATTTTTCTACGGGTGCTACGAAGCTGTATGAAGTTAAAGCAAAATTCTTAAAAAGAGAAGGCAACGACTTCTACTTTAGACCGTTGAGTTTTTATGGATTCGAAGGTAATATTGGTATTACAAATATGAATCCTAATCAAGAGTATGCTATCGTATCTACAGGAAACCTTTCTTCTGCGGACTGGCAAACACTTGGTGCATTAAGTGGAATAGAGAATGAAGTATTCACTTCTGCTGATGAAGCCACTATAGTTGCCAACATAAGTGCAAGTGACATAGGCACAGTATCAATTCCTGTTACCATAGGATCGAAGAAGAAAACTATCTCTAGAATATTCGAAGATCAAAATTCTCAGCCAATGGGAGCGAACGCAGAGGTTTCTGGAACAGCATTGTATCAGACTGGACAAGTTGACGGAGTAGCAGTTACAAAAACTGGTTATAGATACAAGGATCTTGAAGTTGTGGACATTGTGAACAATGAGCCTAATTCTGCAAACTATAATAAGATTATTGGTGAAGCCAATGTTAGAGTTTTAGGGCAAGGTAAAACTGGTGGTAAGTGGAGTTCTAAAACATCTTTCTTGAGTGAGTCGTCTAAGAGTCTACACGACAATAATTTCTTTCAAGAGTATTCATACGAGATATCGTCTATTGTAAATCCTGATAGGTATGAGCCTTTAATTAAAGAGACTGTTGGAGTAGCAGGGACAAAACTATTCAGTAAGCCTTTAGTTAATAGTATTAACGCTATGGGCAATGATCTAAATTTAGAAATAGCAACATTCAATATTACCGGTGTTCCTATTTCTACTATAAATGTTAAAGGTGTTAACGCCATTGAATCTGGAGTTTCTTATAAGATACACTCCTTAGGAAACACGACTCCGGCTCAATGGGACACTCTGGGTGTTGATCTACAAACTGATACATTTAAAGGTATATCTAATTTAGGTGCGACCAACATATTGACTATTGATAATATAGGTTCAGCCGGATGGTCAACTGTTCAATTTAGAGATCCTGCTGAAAGAAGAGCATGGTATTTGTGGTGGGTATATGCAACAAATTCATTATTCTTAAACGCAGCCGACAATGATCCTGCCGATATTCTTCCAACTTTCGGTCTTGACGGTAGGTCCTCCTCTTTGCTTCAAGCATTAAAAATGATTAATGGCAATATCCCAATCACAGATGAGTTACAGCAAAGATTAGATCGAATTACTGATGGATTTTCGTTTACATATGTACCACGAGTATTTAATTTTGAGAATGAAGACGATGTACCATATGACGATCTTAATGAAATTGAGTGGACAAAACAAAGTGTAGAAGTAGGAGCAGAGTTCACTGCTTCAGTAAACGGATTAGACAATGGCGGTTCAAACTTTGGAACTGGTCAAGTAGAGTTCAAAGAAGCGATAATTGTTAGTCCGCACTACACTGGTGATGCATATCAGCCATACGACTATATCATTCATGATTACACAACTAGTGCAGATGGAAGTTCAGTGACTCAACTAGCAACCACTGCGAATAACTTAATAGACGGAAGATATTATATCGTACACAGTATACAGCCAAGAGAAGGAATGACACCTGCTATTACAGGCACACTTAACACTGTGGCTTCTATGGACATGAAAGAAATGGATGCGCTAGGATCTAATATTAGCACCAGAACTAAAATCGCCTCAGCTTGGAATAATGTGCTACGCTCAGGAGACGAAACTAGCGTATCGTCTGCAAATGAGTCAACTTGGCCAAGAAGAGGAACAATATTTAAAGCCGAGCCTATCGCTACTGGTGGAACTCCACTTGACATTAAATTGGGAGAAGTTGGTCTTGCAGAAATAACGGCCTCTTTAACTGAAGTGAGTGCTAGTGATATTAGTGGGAATACAGTAACAATATCTGCTCACGGATTTGAAGAAGATACGCTATTGCAATATCACCAATATAAAGGAACTAGTTCTGGCAACTTAGAAGGACAACCACACACGAATAGACGAGATGAGTACGAATACTACTATGCAGTAAATGTTACAACTGATACTTTTCAGTTATCGAAAACACCCAAAGGAACAACAGAGGGTGAAGACACAAGTGTTCCTATTGATCTAAGTACTGTAGCTGGAGGTCCTCACTTATTTGTAAGACAAACTGCTGTACTTGCAGACGATGCAGTTTTGATAGGAATACAGGAGCAATAGAATGGCAACATTAAAAATTACATCAGACGGTGATCCGCATCCAGTAAAAGCTGGAATAGGCAATAGTTTCTCGAATGACGGAGCTACTTCTAGACAGTTTCCATCATATGCTATATTTGATCAAGATTATAGCTTTACTTTCACTTATAGAGGAGGAAGTAATACTAGAGATCCTGAAGTCGTAAGAACTGATGTACAAAGTGCAATAGGTATAACAACAAACGGAGTTCCTATATTTACATCGGCATCAGCAATAAGAAGTTTGCCCACATCATTGAAAAGTGCGCCAACGAATTTCACATGGAACGAGATCGAACTACCCAACGACTTCATAACGGATGCGTGTGATGGAAAACCTGATCAGGGTGGAAAATATACATATAGAAGTGGAGCATTTTACAGCAACGGAATGGTTGGAAATACAAAGTTTTTCAATTCTAGTTCTTACTATAGTTCAGGAGATGTAGCCGGAAACTTTGGAGCAGATAAGTTAAGACATGGTGGATCAGATGCAATGACTTCTGGCCACTCTAAGATAATAGGGTTTGCTTTTGATGGTTATCCTATATACGGACCTTACGGATTTGAGAATCCAAATGACCCTCTCAGTTCTGTAGTCAGAATGAGAAGTTCGTACCAAAAGTTAACAACTCCAGCTCAAGGAAGAAATTTCAACTTTGGAGAAGTTCCTTCAGGAGCATTTATAGAAGACTATGTTTATAATCCTGTTTCAGAGACAGGAACACTTGACGAGTTTAACGGAAGATACTGTAAGACTCCAGATTATATGTCTGGTACATATGCATACTTTTTAACATTTGAAGATTCAAATCTCACGCTACCTGAGTATCCTTATATAATAGGTCCAAGTACGAGAGAACAACGAACAGTTTAATTAAACGGAAAGAATAATGGCAAAAATTATTACAGAAAATTTTAAAGTTGAAACAACACATGAGTTGTTTAACTCTTTTAAAAATCAAAATAATGTACTCGCTTCAAGGTTTGAAACTGAGTTAACTGCTTTGAATGCGGCAACATTTAGCAATGCACTCGATAGCGGCAACATAGCAGAGGTTAAAAAAATTGTTGAAGTGCAACTACAGGCACTTAGACCAGAATCTGAGTATTATATAATGGCATCTAGAGCATTGTCAAACATAGACAATGTACCGACTATACAAAATACACAAAATGATAAAAGAGATTTTCAAAGAAAGGTTATATTCGGCAATAAGATAGATAATGATAATGCTAGATTCATGTTCTATGAGAATCCTTGGACACCAGGCACAGTCTATGATGCTTATGACGATACAGTAGACATAGAAAAGTCTAACTCAATTGTTAGTATTAGAAGTTCAGATGACGACTATTTGATTTTTAAGTGTATTGAAAATAATAGTGGAGAGCCTTCATACACTAGTCCACAAACTGTTGTTGCTGATTTAACTACGACTGGGTATCAAGCTATTGAAACCAGTGATAAGTATATTTGGCATTATATGTTTACTGTAGTTGCTTCAGAAGCACAAATCTATAAGACGAGCAACAGTCTTCCTTTGCCTACCTCTGGCGGTGATAACGAGGTTAAAGCAAATGCAAAAGAGTGTGTATCGCAAATAATAATCGAAGAAACTCCATCTAACCATTTTGATCAGTTCGTATTTAATACTGGTGCTAATAATTCTAGAGTTGGGAAAAACACTCAGTCTGCTCTTACAGCAGGTAGACAGCAGATCAGTTTAAATGTTCAAAATAATTCGATCTTATCTAATGCCGAAGACTACTATCAAAATATGTATCTCAGAGCCTCAGATTCTGGTAAACTATACGAGATCATAGACTCAGGATCTAGTTCATCTCTAGCAGAAATTGTAGTTACAATTAAAACATCCGATACCATTCCTGATAATTGTGAACTCGTGCCTAAAGTACTCGTCACTAGTCCTGGGGTTGGAGGCGTCAGAGCAAGGGCTTACGGAGTGATAAACAGGTTTGGTACTTTAGAAAGAATTGCTTATGAGACCAAAGGTAGTAATTATAAGTTTGCAACAGCAGAAGTAGTTAACCCTAAAGGATTGACAGATACTAGTCCTACTACTCTTCGTGTTGTTGTTTCACCTAAAGGTGGTCATGGTTCAAATCCTATTAATGAAATGGCAATGAGTAGACTTGCGATTGTAACTAACTTCTCAGGCGAATCAGAGTCTATTCCAAAAAGTAATTACTATACTCAAGTGGGACTAGTTAAAAATCCTTCTTTCTATAAGATAACGGGTTCTGGTCCTTACACTAGTACTGATGTTTCTCCAGGATCTTTTGACAATAGAACATCACTCACAATATCTAACGATCAGACAGCAGTGGCAGTACCAGGATACTATATTCAACAGTATGTGGAAACTGTTAATATCACGGAATTACAGGCTGGTAAAAAATATGTTATTAACGACTTAGGAAATCTAAGTGTTTCTGAGTGGGAAACTATGGGCGTAACATCTGCTGACAAGATCAATGGTGAAGTTATTGCAGGAGTTAAGTTTATTGCGGCAAGTAATGTAGTCGTTGACTCGTCTAAAGTGGCTAAAATTGCTTTTGTCGTAGATGCTCCTGATGCCGATAAAGACATCGAGATTGTTAAAGGGCTAGTACACTCAAGCACTTATACCGGTACAACTGCTTCTGGTAATACTAACAAAACCGTAATTAAGATTATAAATGATTCTGGAGATCATCAAAATGATTTCTTGCCGGGAAGAGTAGAGATTAAACCTACAGAGCAATCTCAAAGCAGTAATACTTTGAGTATAAATACTTTCAACGATATTGAATATGGAGCATATGTTTCATATAGTGGAGAACTTTTACATTTTATAGATTTTTCTCCTATTGAAAGAAAACCACTAACAAAAGAAAAGATTAAATTCTTGTTCGACTTTTAAGGAAAGAGAATAACTCATGGGTATCAATACAGACTTAAATGTAGATCCGTACTACGATGATTTTGATGAAGCGAAGCAGTTTAACCGTGTCTTGTTTAAACCTGCGAAAGCGGTACAAGCACGAGAACTAACTCAGCTTCAGACTATTCTGCAAAAGCAGGTAGAACGATTCGGATCGAATGTGTACAAAGAAGGTACTATCATTAGCGGTATTAACTTGACTGCTCGTGATGATTTGTTCTATGTGAAACTAAATGATAAAGCTGGATTTTCTAATCCCGCTATATATGATCAAGTTATTGCAGAAGATGGTACAGCCACTACATTTAAGGCCAGAGGCACAAAGTCTCTTCTAGAAGCAGAAATTATTAAAGGTCAAAATGGATTTCAGACACAAAATCCAGATTTGAAAACTTTCTTTATTAAGTATTTGAACACTGGTTTAGATAATCAAAATGATGTAAAAAGATTCTTACAAAATGAAACTCTAGAGATTTTAGACTCAAACTCAAATGTTGTTGAAACTGTCACAGTAGCCAGTGTTGATAATCACGAAGGTAGATCGTTTGGCGTATCGTGTGAAGAAGGTGTTATCTATCAAAAAGGACACTTTATATTTGTAGACAATCAGTTCATTATTGTAACTAAGTATCGTAACATACCTGGTCAAGATGCCAATGACGATACTGTAATCAACAATGTTTCTGTAGGTTTCTCTGTTAAAGAAAATCTTATTGATTCAGACACAGACACAACTCTTCTTGATAATGCTTCAGGATTTAATAACGAGAATGCCCCGGGCGCTGATAGACTGCAACTTGTTCCTACTTTGGTATCTTATCCTACTGCTGAAGAACCCACTGAGTTCTTTGCACTAGTAAGATATGTAAACGGTAAGCCCATTCGTATTCGTGATAAAACCGAATTTAATACTCTAGGAAACGAGTTAGCTAGAAGAACATATGAAGAGTCAGGCAATTATGTGACCAATGGTATGAGAGCCTCGCTTGAAAAACAAAGCGATACCGCATTCGTAAATATATCTCCTGGTAAAGCGTTTGTTTACGGTAGAGAAGTTACCAATGTTTCTCCTACTAAACTTCCTATAACGCCTGTCTCTTTGACACAAAGCAAAGATGATCAGGTTACAGGCTTTAGCTATGGACAATATTACAAGTACTCTTCTCATGATAATAACAGTAGAGTTCTCTACGACTTCTTAATAAGCGGTGGTTCGAATGCAAGATATTCTCTTTATCACGACAGCACATTAGTGGGCAAATGCTCTATTGCAAACATTGTTCATAGTTCTACAGACTCAACATCTTTTGGTAAAATTTATGTTTACGCAATTGTAAAAGAAGCTGATCAATTAGCAGTCGCTCCTAACAAGATAGGCCTTACAGGTCAACAAGGTAATGCTGTACCTTTAGTTAAGGTTGCCGCTAACGGAACTGAATCTCTTGCATCTGCGGGCGAATCTGCATATCTATTCGAGTCTAATAAAGGCGCTATGATATTCGATACTGGTAAAAACAGTATGCAAACTATGCAGGACATTAAAGTTGCTCGAAGAGTCAGGCTATCAGGCATAGACTCTAACAGCATCACATTAAACGCAAACGATGGTAATCCTTTGAACACAGATATCGTAGCGATTAATGCCAGTAACTATATCGAAACTGTTACATCAGCGAACTATGATGGTGCTAATGTAGTGGTAACTACTCCAGCTAACATAGACACACTATACTATAATAGAGTGGATGCTTTAGAAGAAGATAGTTTGATTTTGCAAGAGGGATATATTAAAGTTGTATTCACACAGGGCAAAGCTGTTCTCGGTGTTCCCAACGCAGTAAAACTTTTAAGTGTAGAAGATCAGTTTGGTAGAGTGATAAACAATGCAGTTGATGTTACTTCTAAGTTTAGACTCATCAACAATCAGAAAGACGGATTCTACGATATATCTTATCTAGAGTTGCGAGGTGGAGAAACTCTTACAAATAATGATCTATTGATTCGATTCAAATATGTTGCTAGAAATAGTTCTATTGGAGGAGGCTTCTTAACAGTAGATAGTTATAGTGACTCTTCTTTTAATGATAATAGAAACTTAATTCAAAAATATTCTGCTAAAGACGGCACAGAGTATAATCTATTTAACTCATATGACTTTAGACCTTATGCTCAAAAGTTGTCTAACCCTAGTATCACTTCTGGTGGTGCACCTTTAATAATCTGGGTAGGTATTCCTTTAGTCATTGAGTCTAGAGCCGTTATACCTGCTGTCAATGCTACAGCTAGAGCGGATCAAACTTATCATATGTCAAGAATTGACAGTGTTGTATTAGACGAGTATTCTAATATTAAATTAGTCAAGGGCGGAGAAAGTGAGAATCCAAGTGTTCCTAGAACAGAAGGTCTGTATCCTATAGCTAACATTAGAATACCAGGAAATACTTCTGATATCACTGGCGAAGATAAGATTACTGTTTCGAATATCGCAACTAAAACTTACAAGATGGAAGATATAGGAAGAATAGAAAAACGAATTGACTCTTTGGTGAATGTCGTATCTTTGAGTATGTTAGAGCAACAGTCTAACAGTATGTTAATAACTGATGCTTCTGGCGCAAGTCGATTCAAAAATGGTATACTTGCAGACTCTTTCAAAGATTTAAATCTGTCAGAGATCACTGATTCAGGATTTAAAGCGACTTTAGATAAAGGCAGAACTGTTATTTCTCCTGCCGTCAATCAGTTTCCATTAGACTTAAAAGCAGACTCTGGAACAGGCGTACAACTTTCGTTCCCAGATGTAGTGACTATTGCTAAGACTGGAACAAATGTAGAAGTTATAGGTCAGCCTTATGCTACTAACTTCAGAAACTGTGTATCAAACTTTTATGACTATCAAGGTAAGACTGTAATTGATCCTCCGTTTGATTCTGGTTATGATGTTATCAAGAATCCAGAAGTCGATATCGACATCGATCTAGCTGGTCCTATTTTAGACTTAGTTGACGATCTTCAAGATATTATGCCTTTGACCAGTGAACAGGTTATTGATGAAGAAGTAACTGCTACTCGAAGAACGGGTAGGCGCAGAAGAAGATTAACTATCGAACAAACTATCGAGCAGAAGAGTTTATCATCTTCTACAAACAATCTAAACCAAGCTATAGGTAACTTTGTTACAGATGTAAACATGAAGCCTTATCTAAGAAGAAAGGCTGTTAAAGTTCTTGTCACTGGTTTAAGACCTAACACTAGACATTATTTCTACTTCGATGAAAAATCTGTTGATGCTCATGTTGCTCCGGGACCAGTAATACCGCTTAACTCGGCAAACAGTTCCTCGCTAGATGTTGCAAATATATCTGCAGGTGGATGGCATTCAACGAATTCAACATACGGTAAAGGAGCTCCAGCACGAAGTGATGCCAACGGTACACTTTCTGCTGTGTTTGTTATTCCTGCAGAAACATTCTTTGTTGGTGAAAATGTTCTTGAGATTGTCGATGTTGATCAATACACTAGTATTGAATCTGCTTCTACATCATATGGAAGAGCAACTTATAGAGGCTATAACTTTGCAATAAACAAAAGCGATGTGAACATGACCACACGAAGTGTTGACTTTGACACTAAAGTCGATATCGTTACACGAGAAATTCAAAGAACAGTTGGTGATCCTATTGCTCAAACATTCAAAGTAAAGGCTTCGAGTACTAATGATGCTAACATTGCGCTGATAAGCGACATCGATGTTTACTTTAAACAGAAGAGTGCTAATGTGGGCGTGACTTTACAAATACGAGAAGTTGTCAACGGATATCCTTCTAAGAATGTATTGCCTTTTGCAAGCAAGCATTTAAACTCGTCAGAAGTTGTTGTTAGTGCTGACGGTACTCTTACAACGAAATTCGCTTTCGATAATCCTGTGAAGTTGATGTCTGACAGAGAATACTCTTTCGTAGTTATTCCTGATGCTAACTCTCCAGATTACTTAATCTACACTTCTAAAGTGGGTGAGACAAGTCTTTCTAAAGGATCAACTGCTTCGAATGTAGCAGTTACTAATGATTGGGGTGACGGTGTACTATTCACCTCAACAAACGATAGTGCTTGGAAATCTTATCAAGATGAAGACATTAAGTTTAGTGTAAATAGATATGATTTCTCAACTGCCGATGCATCTGTAAACTTGGCTCCTAATGATTTAGAGTTTGTAAGCATTGAAGATGCAACTCGTAGATTCGAAATAGATGAAGTGGCATACATTAAGAAGTCCGACACATTTACAGCAAGTGTTTCAGGAGCAGAATTAAACATTGTTACGATTCAAGGAACTCCTGCGATTGCTGTAGGAGATTATCTACACATCGAAAACAATTCCGGAACAGAGTATGTGGTGGGTAGAGTACTTGCAGTAGACACAGCAGGAAATACTAAAGTGTTCACTATGGATACATCTTTCTTTGAAGACACTACAAGTGCTACTGTTACAGTATGTGTTGCTGGTAAAGTTTCACACTTCAATCCTAGAAAACCAGACAAACTTTTCTTGCGAGAAAGTAGTGCTACTTCTACAAACTACATAGACGATAGCCCTACTGTTAATATAGGTAGTCTGCAATCAGGTACATTGTATACAATCACTAACTTAGGATTGCCGACTACAACTACACAGCACTGGGAAGATGCGGGTGTTCCTTCAGGTAAAGTTGCTCTGGGATATCAATTTGAAGCGACTAGTGCAGGCACTTCTGGAGCAGGTGCGGCTAGACCTAATGATCAACTCATTCTAGGCGCAGACAGCGGAGCTTCGGCTAGAGTTAAGGGTGTAACGAATGAAAAGATAAGTTACTTCCAGCCTCAAGTCTTAATCAACAACTCTATTAATACATTGACTGAATTGTCATTATTGAATCAAGATGGAACAGTAGATAAGTCAATTGATAAGAACGCTAATGTGTATACAACTAATAATCTTAGAACGATTATGAGTAAGAGTTATAGAGTGAGTAATGATTTAGCTGAAGACTTTAAAATTAAGATTGAACTAGGTAACAATGGATTTACAGCGGCATCTCCAATTATTGATGCGAAGTTGTCTGAGTTATTCGCTTATCAATATCATATAACGAACACTGATGCAACATCGTCTGCTTTCATAACAAAAGAAGTTATATTAGAAGAAGATTTAGATGCTGTAGGCATGAGAGTATTCTTAGCGGCATACAGACCGGCAGGAACATTTGTCGATGTCTATGGAAGATTTGTTTATCCTGAAAATGTTGAAGAGCAAGGACCTTGGTTGAAATTGAGAAACGACAGTCCTGATCTCTACTCTAACGCAAGTAACACTAAAGATTATAGAGAGTTTGAGTATAACTTTGATGAAGAAGAAACATCTGGCGACTATGCTTTACATACTACATACAAGACTTTCCAGTTGAAGTTTGTGATGAGACATGGAACTACTGATTCTGAGTTAAATACGCCTGAGTTGAGTTCTATTACTCCGGACATTAACTTATTCCCACACATCTTTGACTACAGAGCGATAGCATTGACATGATAAAAAGTGAAGGATTAGCTAGATCGATAAGCGGTGCAGGTATTGTGAATACCGACAGGCAAGCGTATCATCAAGCAATGGCGAAACGCAATCAAGATAAATATATAAAAAGTTTAGAAGCAAGAATCTCTAAACTTGAATCGGCAATGGAACTATTAGAGACCACAGTTAAAGAGATAACAAAATGAGCGTATCAATTTCAAATTTAACAACAGCAGAAACATTTTCACAGTGGGTGTCCAAAACTAACTCTCTTATTAGTTTTGCAAACATCGCAATGACTTTAGATGCTAATAATGCAGGTGATGTTACTTTAGACGGAAACTTTTCGTTAGCCGGCACTACTGATAAAATTTATGCTAATAACATTTATCCTATAGCAGGTACTGGAGGTACGGTAGCTGTTACTGGTATGCTCGATGTTACGAGTGACCTTACTATTTCTGTACCTGATGCTACAGAAGCTAAGATAAAATTCAAACTCAATACAGCCGAGACTTGGTCTATTGAAACTACTACTGATCACAGTGCTTTTATTATAAGAAAAGGTGTTGAGAACTTATCTATTGCTGACGACGGTGCCATTACATCTACCGGTCAAATAAACAATGATATGTTGCCTACAAATGTAACTCTAGCGGGAACACTATCAGTTACATCTGGCTCTACTCTTCCTACTGTCGATATTGGTGGCGGTAATGTTGACGGACTAACAACTTTAGGCACCGCTGGTGCACCTATTGCATCGGCTGTTATAACTTCAGCAGATATTAATGGCGGGGCAATTGACGGCACTGCTATTGGTGGATCTACTGCGGCCGCTGGTAGCTTTACTACGATTGCTGCCAGTAGTAATGCGACTGTAGGAGGAAACTTAACTGTAGCGGGCACTATAACTGGTGATGTGACAGGTACAACTAGTACAGCAAATGCACTGAATGCTAATGCGATTGCTCAAGTGTTTAACTTTATATATCCTGTAGGATCTGTTTTTGTCTGTGATAAATCAAGTAGTCCTGATGACTTAAATTTACCAGGTACTTGGGAGCGTGTTTGTGAGGGTAGAATGGTCATGGGTGTAGACTCTGGTACCACTATAACGAATGTCATACACGATCCTGCCAATAGCTATACTAAACTAGAGATTCCTAGTTCTGGAGCAAATGGAACTTTTGATTATGTACCTGGTGATATTGTCACCATATCAGGATTTTCTCAAAGTAACGGAGACTATACTGTTTTAAGTTCCACGGCTTACAACTTATACATTGATCGTGATGTAGTGGATGTTTCGGCTATTTCTTCAGGTTCACGAGTAGTTAAACTAGCGGCAGCAGATGTTAACAGAACTACGGGCGGAGCAAACGCAGTTACACTAACAACGCCACAGCTACCAGCACACACGCATCTTAGCAACTTCAGAATGGAAAATACTTCGCCTATAATTGATATGGAATACTATGACAGTACTGTTCCTGGTGGCGAATATCTAGATCATTTAGACGGCAGTCGAAGCCATGGTACGACTACCCATCCCACTGGAGATGGTAAACCAGTAAACATCACAAACAGGCATCAGATATTGGCTCTGTGGAAGAGAATAGCACTGTAATTTAAAGTAAAGGATTAAAGAAAATGCCAGAACATACTAAAAAGATTTCTCAGTTAACAACGATAACTGCGGCCGGTATTAATCCGTCAGACATTTTTGTTGTAACTGATGTATCTGAGTCTATATCGTCTAAAATAACATTTGAGAATGTCACCAATGCTATTTTCTCTGACGCCAACATTGAACTTAAAGCTCCGTCTATAGTAACGAAGTTGAATGCGATTAATAGTGGTGTTCAAAGTCTAAGTAACGGTCTTAACGCTGGCGGTCTTTACTACAATGAAGCGTATAGAGACGGAGCGTACTTCTTAGAATGGGCTAATGTTAATAACAAGCCTATCATACCCGCCGATATTAGCGACTTAAATAATACTGGACAATTTGTTTCGTATAGCCCTGACTTAGAAAGAATGAGAGTTTTCGGTACCGCAGATAACGGTGCAACACTCTTAGATATGGCATCTGACTACTTAATCGAAGGTGTTGATAACCTATTCTATACAGATGATAGAGTAGAGATTAAGGTAAATGCCATATTTGGTGGACTATTTAACGAATATAGTGACACATTCGATGGCGGTGAAGTTATCGATAGTCTGGATGAGGTAGAAGGAACTTTTCAAAATGTCACAAATAGCTTGTCTAGCGTTATAAGAATAAATGATATATCGTTAGCCAAACACTTTAAAGTTGGACAAACTTTAAGACTCTATGGTGCAAGTACTAGTTCAGAACTAATTTCTGGTTCACCCTCACCTACTACTATTTCAGTTCAAGGTCAATCTGGATTTAGTGAAGGCGGAGCCGCTAGTAATAAAACACTGTCTTATAAGTTTGCTTTCTACAATACGCAGACTGGAGAAATAGGTCCATTAAGCAACACCACGATGTCTAAGCAAGTTCAATATACTCCTGATGGCGGTAATACTTTCCTTAATCCTCTGCCGTTTTTCAATACTGACAACTTTATTAAATTCACAGGACTATCTGCAGGTAATAATCAAGGCATACTAGCTTACAGACAGATCGATGACGGTCCATTCAAGTTATTAGCAGTTCTAGGACCTAAAGATTTCGGTGGTAATGGAACTTGGTCTGATTATCACAAGTTTACATACACTCCTTGGGGTGGAAAAGACACTGCTGATAATACATATTCAAGTGTTGTACATTTTCCATTGTCTAGCACCACATTTATTTCAGCACAAAGAGGATGGGTAGATGCTAATATCAAAACTATCGATGTTAGAGCAGACCACTTTTTCATAACTCTAGGAGACAGTGCTTCAGATAGTATACAACAGGTGTATGTAAATCCTTCCCCTCATAGTGTAACAGTCTGTCACAATGACACATCTAAGATCAATGAAGCGATACAATCAAGATCGTCTTCTGGTAACAAGAGTGTTACATTAAACGGTAAAGTGTATATGGCTACACATCTAATTATACCTAATGACTTTGGTATGATAGGAACTGCAAATGTAACCAAGATTAAAAAGTTGCCTTGGTCTCAGATGGCTGGTGAAAACTATGATAACAGTATTATAAAGACACAGAATTCGTCTGAAGCCGATACTATTTCACTATACGGTATTGACTTTGACGGTAATGTTTTGAATCAGGCTCTTGTTAATGATGGTGTTGATCCTTCTTTGAACTATGCTATCGACTTTGGTACTCAACCAACAGATATATTGATAGATAGATGTCGAATTAGAAATGTTGCTGGTGGCGGTATTTTCGCTGATAGACCTAAAGCCATGAGAATTACAACTGGAGAGATCGTAAATAGTGGTGTGACTGATCTGTATCCATTTAGTCCGTTGCTTGCATCAGATGGAGAATCCACAATTCTCACATCAAACAGATTTGAAAACTTCCCAGATTCAGTAGATGTCTCTGTTACACAAGAAGGCATGGTTGCTAATAATATTGTTAAAGCCTGTGGCTCTGGTTTGCTTGTAGCAGGTTCTACATTCATGGTTTCTTCACCTAATGTTCTTATTGGTGCGGCAAATGAGTTCTTATCAAGTCCAGATATTCTCAACACGGAATACGACTCTATTAACATACCTCTTGCTAAGTTCGTTGATGCGGGAGCTTACACTAGTGACGAATTTGTTTATCAAGAGAATGGTGAAAACTTCGATTTAAATCAGTCATCTATTGAGGCTTCAGCACCTCTAAAAGGAATAGTATATCGCTTAAATCTGATTCAGCAGTTGAGCGATGGATCAACTTTGCCATATGCTGTTGATGCAGGACCAAATGTTTTAGACACTCAATACAGTGCGCCTATTTCATTTACAGCGGCTGATGTAGACAACGGTAATAACTTAATTGGAGTGAGCGGTATACCTAACGGATCTAGAGTGACACTTGCTGGTGATTCCACTAACGGTTTGGGTGCAGGTACTGACGGAACATACTTTGCTAAAGTTGTAGGTAATGATATTGAATTATATAACGCTTATACTGCTCCTAACACTTTCGCATCTCAGCAAGCACTAGCAACCGATGCACCCGGTACAATACAAATTGTGCCTGCACCTGGCATTCCGTTTGTTCAAAACAGACGATACAGAATCAAAGATGTCGGCACTAGTATGAACTGGACATCAATAGGTGCTCAAGTTGGTCAAGTTGGAGAATACTTCATATACAATGGCGCAACAGTTACAGGCACTAACGGTATTGCTAGTTCTGATTCGTTTGCTGGACTTAATAATCAACCTGCTCCTACAATCACGGATATCGATTATACCGACGAAGAAAGAGTGGAAGGTAAATTCAAGTTTGTTATCAGCGATACTCCTGATAATAGTAAGAGTTTATTGTACACTGGTGTATTCTCACCCGCACAGCTACAGCAAAGATATAATCTACTTCGATCAGCGAGTACTGTGGGATATCCAGCAGGATCTCAACACTTAGGTGTTGCGTGGTCAGCAAGCTATAGATATTATGCGGCTGTAGGACAAATAATCGCTGGTGAGTGGTTTGTATATAAAGCTGGTCAAGATAGTGATATTGTAAGTTCTGGTGGACAAATCTTAGGTAAAACGACAGAATTGGATAGTTTGAAAAATAGTCCACAATATGTAGTTAGACTTAACAATCCTTCAACGAGAGCATTTGTTGTTGGTAGAGAAGTTATAATTTCAACAGATCATGTTGACTTCCAGATAACGGGTGTTCAAAACACTAGATTCGCAACTGTTACCAGTGTAGCTGATGTACCAGGACAGTCTTCACAGAAAGATATTACTATAACATATAATAATTTGCTGGGTACAACTGCTTCACCCGCATCAAACAGCCTTGGTGAAGATAGTGTTTTAAATGGAAATCTTAGTAAGGGTACGGCAACAGGACAGATAAATATAATAGACGACTTTGTGATTGCACAAGGGCTTATTAAATAGGGAAAACAAATGTCAAGTATAACAAATGTAAACAGTAACTCATCAGTAGTAAATGTAGGTAGAACTACACCGGTAGCTCCTGGAGCGCAGACAGCAGATAAGTCTATACCGGTCGTAATGGCTTCTGACCAAACTGCGATTCCAGTAGAAGAGCAGAATAAAGTACAGTCAGAGGTTGCACTATCGCTTCTAGGTATTCCAAGAGCAGAAGTCGCTCTAGGTATCTTTGCTGATGTAAACACTTATGATGTTAACCCGACAGAATGGTCGATGACTCCTGAGTACCATATTCAAGGAGATGGTATTAAGCATCTTCCTACAGAAGCTGGTGCTTTGGTAGAAGCATCTCGTAACAAAGTTTCTGTATTAACATCTAAGCGTTTCTTCAGATATCAGCCTGGTCGTGTATCTGCGGCTACATTTGGTATCAGAAGTTCTGTGAGTGTTGCTGAGTTTGCTAAAAATCCAGCTATTCGTAAGTACGGTATTTACGACAAGTATGATGGTTACTATTGGGAAACTCGAAACAGTGGTGAAGGCGATAACTTCTCTGTTGTCCGTAGAACACAATCTGTTGCAAACTTCCCAGTAAGTCCTTATGGTGTTGCCAACACGACTCCTTTGAGAAGCGGTGATGAAAGAACAGGAGTTGTTGCTGGTACTGTAACTGCTACACAGCTAGATGACTATAAGGCTATAGGTTTAGGTGCAGGCGAAATCGAACAATCAGAAGGATTCTATATAACAGATCGTAAATTGTTGATCGAAAATAGATATAAGATCATAGATAATGTTCTTGCAGAAACTGAAAGAGCGTATCACGAAGATGCCAGTACAGCAGAAAATAGTTACAGTGTTGAAGGTGGCGGTACTGCTCAAGCAATTGGTGACGGCTATTATACAGACTTTGCAACTGCATATAATTCACTTTCTGATATTAGTGGATTTGATGAAGCAGGAATTGAGTCTAAGTGTAAGAGAGACTTAGATTATTGGATCGACTTTATGTTGATGGATCTTGAGTATTCAGATACTTCTGGGGTTTTAGACGGAACAACTAGAGAGTGTACAGCGCATACTCGATTAAACACCACAAACTTTGCTCTATCTGATGGTGCAGGCGACTGGGAAGATGTACCTGTAGGTAAGTTCCCTAAAATCACTAGATTTGAAAAACCACTGCATGATAGATTGAAGCGTGTATTCACTACTGGTAAATTATATCCTTTAAATGACGCCATTAGTTCTGGAGAATACTTTACGCCAGTAGATCCCGGTGGTTCAAATGAGATTGGATTCACTTCTGGCGGTAAAACTAAACTGGCTGCCTTAGAAACTATTGTCTTAACTGCTTTTAATACAGACAATTTTGCTCCTCAACCGCCCACAACATCTACTCATTACGGAACAAGATTTTCATCAACAGGTCAATTAGATGCTTTCTTTGATGTTAAGAAACACTTCTGGGCTTACTATGTGACAGTCACAGAAACAAATAATCAGGGTGTGCCTAACGGCAACAAAATTGTCTATAATGTGCCTAACTTTGGTCCAAGTAGTAATGATGCGGCAAACGCCGCTGGTGGTGGCTCCGATAACACTGACTCCTTCACTGGTTTGAACTATCTAGCAACTTTATCAGATGCTGAAGTACAGAAGTTTATTCAAAATAAATGTCAGCGTGATATCGGATATGTTATTGATGGATATAAAAACGATATCAGTGGTGGAGGTAACGCAGAGACTACTTACAATTGTCAAATGTTCTTTAGAGGAACTGGGCTATCTCTTTACTCACAGCAAAAGACTGATGGTACTGGAGATTATATAAGTGAAATTGATAGACACAAACTTCTAAAATCTATTGCGATAAACGACTTAAAGAGCATTGGTTATGCTTCGAACAGTAGTGTTGTCACGAAGTTTACTGAACTTTCACAGAAAGTAGTTGCCAACTTCAGTATTGAGAATAAGGAAAGTGCTGACATTGGCAAAAGAGGCTTTGCAGGTAACTTAGTCGCACTTAGAGACGGACTAATTCACACTCATGCGGCAGTATACGATCCATCTTTACTTAAAGATAAGAAACTAATCAAAGTTGAAGTTACTGGTAGCGGTACAGCGAATGAGCCTGCTATATTTAAATTGACAGAAGGCAATGTAACATACGGACAACACATTAAGATTAGTTGGTCAAACTCTAATGTAGCCGCTACGGCTGACGGCTTACAAAACGGTGGAGTAGTAAGAGTCGCTAGAGTCTTAGATCCTAAAGCTACACAATTTGTATGTACTGCAATTACAGATGGTTATGACCAGACTGCAGGAAATGTAGTATCGTTCAGTGTTGCCGAAGGTGGTTCACCAACAGATGTGAACTATAGTACTGGCGCAGTGTCTAACGCTACTCCTGTTGCTTCTACTTTAGGTACGATCTTCGTAGAATTAGCCGTTCCGTTTATGTTCCCTAATGATTACGATGTGCCTCTTTTGGCAGCTGGTTCATATCAGTCTGAGATAATGACAACTCATGGTACCACCAACGCTACTGGTACACTTGAAGCTGATCTAACGAATCAGAGAGTGTTTAAAACATCGACAATGCAATCAGCACCAAACTTTGTGCCTAAGGGACCAGTTTTCCCATATCTGTATTCTTGCGATGACAACCTATTAAGTTCTACCTTAGCAGATAATAATAGTATTGGTTTCATTAACACTGCTCTTGATCCTAATGTGAATAGTGAAAACCTAAACAGAATTAGATCACAGATCGATAATGTAAACTTCTACCCAGAGTATGTAAACTGGATTAAGAATAATGTTAAACCCGAATACTGGGGTGTATATGAGTATCGTGTACCTCGCTCAAGATTCAGTCATGACTCTTTAGATGGTAGACGATCAAACAGTCCAAATAACTACACTTATCCAGAAGACACTGTATTAGAAACTGGTAAAGGTAGTAGAAACAGAGTCTATAGTGATCTAGCAACAGGTGTTGCTGGTACTGTTAGACCTGGTGAAAACTTTGTAAACGCCCAGGGAGATACTGAGAAACAAGACAGTCTATATGATTACGACTTCACTAAAGTAACGATGCTTAAAATTGAGTTCTCGTGGTATGGTGCGGTAGGTGCATTGTTCTTAGCATATGTTCCTGTAAGTAACGGTGAAGCACGATGGGTAAGAGTACATCATCTAAGAGCATCGAATCAGTTGAAGATTGCATCTCTTGGTAACGCAACACTACCAATCACTTACACAACTTATGGTGGTGGTAGCGTATATTGTGGCGGTGATGGCGAAGATGTGCCTGCTTCTCAGGTAGATCAGGGTTACGGAACAATATCACACAACATTGTTAAGTATGGTGCTTCATACTACATCGATGGTGGAGATAGAGGTACTGTTCGTCTATACAGTTATAACAATGATTCACAGATTGCGGCAATAGGTAAGCAGTTCCGAATCAGTAGTGGTAGCCAATCTTACACACAAGGCACTACTGGTGCTTATCAAGCGAGTACTTCTGGTGGTGCGGCGACTTTGGGTAATGTACCTACAGCAAACATCACTTGTAATTCCGGTTTCGATAATAGCGGTAACGGCACTGTAGACACTGTAATTGATGCTAGATTCTTTATGGGAGCTACAGTCAAAACTAACAATGATCTAGATCAGAATGTCGAAGTTGTTTGGGCAGATCCTGATAATAATCTATTGTTCTTAAACAAGAATCTACAAGGTACTGCTGTAGCTGATATAAAAATTATGCCAGATAGAGCGGCGACTTGCTACGGATTAGAGACAAAGAAAGTTATTCTAAGTACACGAGAAGGTAATCCTGTGAGAAATAGAGTACAGGTTTATCCTACTAAACTTTCAACTAATAATGCATCGGCAGCGACTGATACTGTTAGATTGAGATTTAAGAAGACTCCTATATTCCAGTCATTGGTTACTACAAATGCTACAGGATTCCAGTTACAAGATGAGTATGTAATCGATAATACTAATACAGAGTTAACATTCCAGCACAATGATGTGACTAATTCTTACATACAAAATGGCGAAAAGGTTTACGGATGGTTTAGAGGAAGAATCGATGCACAAGGCATTACTGCTTTTGGAGAACTCTCTAAAGAAGGAGATAAATACTACTTTGAAATGTTAGAAACATTCGAAGGCACAGTAACTCTTACAACGACTGAAGCATTCTTGCCTGATTTGAGATTCTTGAAGACTGGTAAGCCTGTAGGGGCAACAGATGTAACTAAGACTGTTTCTACTATTGAAGGACTAAGTTCTTTGAATATCGCAACTGATCCAGTTGTTCCTGTTCCAAACACAGGCACTAATGTAGCGACAGCTTATCTACAAGCAGGAACAGAGCAATTCGATCTAGGCGCATATTTTGATTATAACAAAGAGTACTTGTCATTCCCGCTGACAGACATAGCAGACAGTCTCTATTTCGCAGTGGATTCAGATACATTCAATAACTCAGATGCAGACAACATTAGCCTAGGTGTAACATGGGAAGAGCAGTAGTTTATGGCAAAGCAAATAAAGATTGGGCTGGACAAAGTACCATCTCCAGTCACGAAGCAGTTTACGCAACTCGTAGATATCGAAGGTACGAAGCTATTTGATGCCGCTGGCAATCCTCTTGTAACTGAAGAAGACGCAACGATACCTCAATTTGCGAACAGTGAAAACGCTTTATCAGTTTTCGCTAATAACTCCGCTTTAGAAGCTGGAGTTATTCCTGTTATCGAACAATTTCCTGAAACTTCTCAGGTCAGTTCTTCTCTTTTAGGTGTACCTCGTGCTGAAGAGCAACTAAGTCTTTTTTCTGATGTCGCTAGTTACGGGTTAGATGAAGATGCTTGGAATGCTTACACCTTTTCTGATGCAACTGTTCCTTATCAATGGTATCAAAAGAAGCATCCTATATATGGTAGAAGAACTAATCCTGAATTTAGAGAAGGATCTAAAGAACAAGCACTATATCTGAGAACCTTTCCGTCTCAATACGCATATCCTCAAGGTCCGAGATATTTGAATGAATCCGAAGCAAGATCAGGATTTAAACGGTATATGCTCTTTATCGCTTTAGGCAGATTTCTTTACAACGAATTTGTTCAAAGAGGATTTCAAGAGTTTGCTGATCAAAACTTTTTAAGTGCTACAGATGCCACTATCATTGACAATGGTGATCCTGCTGTAAACTTATCTGATCCAGATAACCTAGCGATAGTAAAACTTCCAAGCGAAATTACATTTCAAAATAACGAAGGATTCTTTGATGTAAACTACGGTCATGATGATTTACAAGACTCTTTTGATGCGATAGAAAGATGGACATTCTTTTGGGAAAAAATAAAAGCTGGTACTGCTCAATATCCAGTCAATCCATCTTACGGAAGATTTGAAGATGAGACTTACTATAATCAAATGGTGGCAACTGCAACCAACGAGATGATACCGGGTGGCGGTAGCACAAGATTTCAGGTTGCAACCTTAGAGAGTAAGAGAGCATTTAGATATCAACCTGGTAGAGCCAGCGGCTTTACATTTGGCTCTAGAATGACTGTTGATCCTGTTTCTCAAGCAACTGTAGTCGAGTGGGGCTGTGCCAACTCGACTGACCAATATATGCTTCAGTTGAAAGGCACTCAGTTTAACATCATCAGACGAAGTACTATAGCAATGCCTGCTGAACTGCTTGAAAGACAAGGCTTAACTGTAGACGATCAAACTGCTGAGCCGATCTATACAAATGATTTATCAAATGATATTCCTTTATTTGAAACAGTAATACCTAGAAACAAGTGGAATGGAGATGCTCTTCTAGGTATAGGGCCTTCTGGCTACATACTATCTTTCGAAGATGTTACAATGTACAAGATAGAGTTCTCTTGGTATGGTGCTATCGGTGCTAAATTCTATGCCTACATACCTTCCGGAAATGGAGATGCTAGATGGGTTCTTCTTCATACATTTGTTATGGAAAATGGTATGGGTCAGCCAGTGCTACAAAATCCAGACTTCAAGTTCAAGTACACTGTTTACTCAACTAATACGGCAACTATCAGACAACCTATTCAGTTATTTAAGTACGGAAGTAGTTATTATATTGATGGTGGAGATGAAGGAACAACTAGATTAACTACAAAATCTACCATATCGAAAGCATTTAATGAGAGAACGCCCATACTAGGATTACTGCCTAAGAATGAGATACTAAACTCTCAGGGCATAGGTATTCTCAATACGAGAAAGTCTTATCCTACTAAAATATCGATCAACACAGATAAAGACTGTAGAATTGACTTGATGGAAATTCAAGGATGTAAAGACGGAGTTCACTTTAACTATTCTCCCTCATTACATATGAATGGTAGAAATCCTAGAACAAGAGACTTGACACTCAAGTTTGATTTACAAGATACCATTATTAGGCTAGTGCAACCTCCTGTTGCTCAATTAAGCGGTACGATATCTGTTGATGTGGACTCAACTGTCGTAACAGGAGTGGGAACTTTCTTCACTGGTGATCTACAGCAGGGAGATTGTATCTATATAGGCACATCAGATACTTCGACACACCAAATAAGAAGCATCACAAGCAATACAGAATTAGTATTAGAGGAAGCATATACAAATGAGGCATCAGCCGATGTTTCTGGCGTCACATACTCAGTCATATACAAGTTAAACGACTACGATAATGGAGCTAGAATTATTGCTGATGGAGTATATGGAGTGTATGTAGACACATCAGTTTCTAACCTTAGAAGTTCTCCTGTTTTAAGAAGAAGAGATCCTAATCCTAGAGACTTCTCATTAATTTCCGGTATTCCTATTCGAGACTCTCTAAAGGTAGACGGATCAAAACTAGATAGAAGTCTAGCTTTCGATGCAAAGCTAGTTAACTTACACACTGTAGTTGCTTCTGATACTCCCATTACTACAGATGCGTTTAAAATACATTGGTTAAATCCTAACTATAAGGATGGTGAGTACGGAAGCAGACACTTTGCAGAGTTCGGTATAGGTGTTACTCCTCATATACCTACTCCACCCGATGGAAATGATACTTTTGATAGGTTACATTTTCAAGTTGGACCAGCAAACGATAATATATTTAAAGAATTTGAAAGAGAAGAATACCCCATGGTGGTATACACTCACGATAGAACTAGATTCGATGAAAAAGAACAGGCAGAAATCTATGAGTGGCATGGCGCTTATGGCAGGGGCAGATTTGAAGTTGATCCTAGAAATCCTATTCCAAAAGGAGAATCTGTACAGAGCGGATTCATCTCGTCTATACAAGGCGAAGTAAATGTTCTTAGTTATACAGTTTTAGATACTCTTCAGCCTGCTATAGCGGCTGATGGTGCTCAATACTCGTCATATAAGAGAATGTTGTTTTCAACATCAAGTACTCCTAGTAGCACTGATATAAAGTTCAGGTCTTTAGACAGTAATGGTAATCCTATACCAACAACCGCCATTTCTGAGATAGGCTCAACATTTGTAGGAACAGGATTCTTCTTTAGAAGTCCAGTTATAAGGTCTCAGACCGGTGAAAGATATGTCTATGTTGATGCAAACATAACAACTAATGAAGATGGAGTTACCTTAGGAGATAATTTAGGCGTAACAACAACAACTGATGCTGGTAATGTTAAAACTATACAGACAAAAATTCTAACGCTAAAAGACGACTTCCAAGCACAATCATACGACAAAGGAGCAGACGGAGAAAGAACAGAGAAATTTCCTAATCACAAATTCGTTGTATCTCAAGCAATTGCATTTAACGATCAGCCTCTTTATCCTGTGTTTGCTTTATCAGATAATGCTAGAGTCAACGGCATAGTTATAGAAGAGATTTTTCCTGATGGACAGAGAATTTGTCATACTCCTACTTTCAAAACAGATGATGCTAGTTATAATCCACATATAACTATAGATACTGTTATTCCTGTTGCGGATAGAACATTACCAGGACACAGTGGTAAAAACTCGGTGACTAGTTCTGCTACTCCGGGCTCATTTAATGAAACAGATAGATTAGGAAGTCTGAGATATGACACAAGTTGTTTAAATTCTTTGAGATCAGGCTCGACTATATACTCTGTGTATGTTGAAGCAGGAAAACCAGAATTTATAGACTTGTCTAATATATTCGCACAAGACAGAAAGGGCTTGTCTGTAGGATTGTTGAACGAAAGAGCATTATACTTTACAGCAACACAATTAGATTCTAACACAGCAGACGGCAATATCGAGTTGGCATTAACAGTTAAGGAGCAGTAATGACTATCTATAGAGGACTAAATGTCGCAAAGGCACTAAATGACATCGATGATGCCAGAGAAGCCTTGGGCAACTTGGGTCTAGATAGAGCAGACTTTGACTTAATTGCCGGTCTTACAGATCCATCTACTGGTGTAAGTATTGGTGATTTCCATAATATGGCAGGACTCGAAAGTGATCAAAAGAAAGAGTTAGAGTCTCTTTCTACGGCAGCCGATTATACAGAAATAGAATTTATTCAAATTAATGACATTTCAGTTCCTCTGAAGTTTAATATAAGATTAGACGGCAACAAGTTTGTAGGCGGTGCAATCAAATATAACTATCTAGACTTCAGTTCGACAGATGGTAGCGGTAACTTTATAAACAAGGCTGCGGATATATCTACTTCTAGATTGTCTTCTTGGTCTCCTGTTGGTCCAGCTGGTGCAGAAGATGATTATATTCTCTACGGTGGCGATGTTAAGATTATAGGCGACAAATTAGGATTTACAGAGTTATCAACGACTGAAGAGCCTATAGCCAAAACATTTAGAGCAGAAGTTGCTACTCACGCCCTCAAAGTTGATGTTCGAGATGGAAGTAACATGAAAGAACAGACACTCTACATGATGAAAGGTATTCCTTTAGAGTGGGAAGGCGTCTTTGAATACATTCAGTTAAGGGGTTTTGTAGACAAAGTAACTGACGATCAAGGCACAGTTCCCATAACATGGAGAGTAACAAACTTACAAGCTCCTGCAGGATCATATAACTCTGGAGATGGCTCTAATAATACGGCAAGTATCGGTGTGGGAAGTTATTCTAATCCTGCAACATATACAATTGAACCTCCTGGCTACATAAGAAGAAAGATAGAATTTTTCTATAATCCAGATAGAGTTATACGATTAGATATCAAGTATGCTAATATCAATAAGTGGACAAATGTTTCCCTACCTTCTCTTAGATATTTGGACATTAGTTTTAATGACTTTGCGGTGATTCCTGAGTTTAGATCAGACGGCTCAGTCGCTAAACAAGGATTCAGTGGCGGTCTTGGACTTGCTCCTAATCTAGAAGATTTCCGTTTTACAGGAAACAACTTAGGAAGAGGAAACGATTATCTTTTAGGATCAGATAGAGAAAATACTGGTAATTCATCACAGCAAATTAATAGACTGCCTCTTACGCTAAAACAACTTAGGATTAATGGTTGCTTTGAAGATAGCACTAGCGTAGATTTGGAAGATTATGAAAACTTAACATATTTAGATATAGGCTCTAATTTTACCAGAGAATTGCATCGACCTCATGCCGCAACAAAAGCGCCAGCAGTTTATAATCCTAAGTATAAGGTCTTCTTCAGCACAGAATCTATTTTATGGACTAATGATCGTACTCAAGACGACAGGATGTCTATAGGCACACACAATTTCGAAACAGGTGATGCCGTAAAGTATGACTACCATGTAGATTCCTCAAAAACAATGGCTGAACCTATTGGCTCATTAGTCAGTGTAAGCGGCGGCGTAGTGACTACAAATACCACATGGTTCGTAAGAAAAGTTTCAAGTACTATAATTCAACTTTATAATTCAATCGCAACAGCTAATGCCGGCGGTTCAAATGGTAGAGCAACTATGGCCACTGAAGGTGGAGCTGGTCACGGTAAGTTACATTCTTTGACAAAGTTTGATGTGACTACTGGTAAAGACTGGATGGAAAGCACGACTAAAGGTATTCAGACTTACAGACACTATAATCAGCCCTATACTCAGTTACCTCCAGGCTGTTTAAACTCACGAAAACTGTACTACTATTATGGAGATTCTACACCAATAGTCACTAATAGTGAAACGCCTTATTATACTGATACAGCAAGTGTTGGCGGCACTATAACTTCACAGATGGCTAAAGAAAAAAGTTCAAGAGATATGTCTCTACCTACTCCAGAAGCAACGGATCAGATGAGATATTTCTATTCTCAATGGGGTCCACATAATATTGTATCTTTCAAAGATAATACGAAGATAGAGCATTATAAACAAAGATACGGTGTTATAGATAGTAGATTCGAGGATGCAGAGACGACAATCGTTGATAAATTCACTGGATGCACAAACTTACAAAGTATTAATTTATCTAATCATGGTAACACTTCAGGGAACTTTACTGACAACCTTAGTTTTCAGAATATGCCTAACTTGAGATATGTCAATTGTTTAGTGTGGAAATCTGGTGGGCCTAACGGACATCTTACTGATAATATGTTCGACGGTTCGTTGAAGTTAAATAACTTCCAAATTGGTGGGCAGCAGATGGACCAGTTTACTAACGACACATTTGGAACAAGTGGTACTACTCTAGGATTGACACAAAGAACGGGTAAGGCTTTGGCAAATGCAAACCCTAACTTTCGCCACATCATAATCGGAAATAATAGATACGGTTCTGGTACACTAGTTCAAGAGGAAGTCGGTACACATAATTTTGATTTTCCGACTAATGACACATTCAGAACACTTTATCTTTATGGTAATAATTTGAGAGGATATATGCCAAATATCTTCACACCATTTAAACTGCTGAATTATCTCCATCTTGGATATCAGTCCATTTGGATGAGAGCGAGGTTCGGTCAACCTAAGCAGGTTTACAAAATCTTTAACAGACATTTAAGTAATTCGGGCGTTGATGGTAATACTGGTTATGGTGGTAGCAATTATGATGCTATGACAACAAACGACTGGAAAGCAATTGGTTGGATTGCAAATCAATTGACAACAGAAGCCAATTTAGCTACACTGGGTGAAGGCGCAGAGCCATTCGCAAATCCAACTGGTAGTGATCCTCAAAAACATGATGCATTCAAATTTAGACAAATACCTATAGTTGCAAATAATCCTAACGGTTATTTAAGAAAACGATATTATAGAATTATGAAAGCTGGAACAACCGACTGGGATGCAATATCAGTTTCTACTTACAAAGATTTATCTTCGTATTCAGATGCTTGGAATGGTTCTGGCGCCGATCAAGTAAAAGCGCAAAAGGCACTGTTGGGTGTAAAGTTTTTGCTTGATGATAATGTTACTATTACTTCGCAAATTGCAGGAACTGGAGGAGCAGTTAATCCTTATTCTCAGTGGGCAGGCATTAAGGCTCTAGGTCTTTATGGATCTTTCCCTACAATGAATCAGACGATGACTAATTTAAGATATATGTACCTATATCATAATAGTTTTAGTGGCCCTTGTCCCAAACTAGATTCTAGTAAACTTATCCGTTGGTATGCTTACAACAACTTCTTCACAGGATCAATACCAGACTTTTCTACTTGTGGCAATAATTTAAGAATTGTAAAAGGAGCTAAGAATCTATTCTCGACTTATACTACCGGATTTTTAAGTGGTAACACTAATGCATACACGATTGATTTTTCTAACAATAGATTAGAAGCATCTATGCTTAGACCCTTCTTAATTGATATGGTTGAAAATTATCTAAATGGCGGGGTTACAAAGACTATAAACTTTAAGGGTCAAAGTGGACCAAACAGATTAAGAGAAGGATCTAAGTTTGATGGCACTACAGGCGAAGATTCAACAGAAGCTAAGTTGAAGTTCCTGCGAGGAGCAGGATGGTCGATTCTCTTAGACTCATAACAGGAAAGAAAAATGGCACAAGGTTTTGTAAGATCAAATAATTTATCTGAGAGTGTTACTCCAACTTCTGATAGAAATATATTGGATAATCTGGGTGGCGTGAATATCACCCAAGATGTTCTATTATTTGATGGAAATAGCGGATTTAAGTCAACATTGACAAACGACTCTTCAATCAGTCGTGCAGATTTTTTCGTTTTTGACGATACTACTGAAAATCTATTTAAGACTGTAAAGACGGACTTGATTAATAATAAAAGGGCGTTTTCTAATGGAACAAAACTCTCTATAGATAATGGATTAGATGGCTATCCGTTTCTTGTCGTGGACAGTAACGGAGTAGATGAGTTTCGAATAGTTTTAGCAACAGCGACACTTCCATATCAAGCCAGCGATTATGCAAACATATGGAGCACAATAGGCGATATCAGTGATACCATATTAACGAGACAAGACACTATAAGTGTTGATAATATCATTAATATGAGTAGACCTAGACTTACAGTAATCGATGTCTTAGCAGATGAAGAAGAGCCTGCGGGAAGTGGTGATAGTGGTGACGATGGTGATGAAACTGGTGGAACTGCAGGCATTGGCGCAGATGATGGAGCCGCACCGGATGTAGGATTTTATGATAACTACGGAACTTACGATCAAATTGGCTACATTGCGGGCGCCATAGGCAGACTAGAAGCGAAAAAAAGTAGAACAATACTCACAGACAGATCAAACTTCTTTGATGAAAGACTTAGATTCAAAGGTAATATCAGAATAACAAACGATAAACTGGTAGGCAACAATAATACTCCTGTAGCAATCTACAATAACGGAGATAACGCTCCAGGACTATTCATCTATAATACGGCCACTGGTGGAGAAATTAGAGCGTTTTCTGGTTCAGAAAATCCTTGGGAAGAAGTAAGTAATGTTGCTTTTGAGTCTGGAAGTACTTCTGCGGCACTACAGACTGAATCTAATAAGTCTCAAATAGCTAATCTGGTTTTTCAACCAGACGGTGACTCGGCAGGAGGAGCCAGTACTGGATCAGCCGCGGCTAGAGGTTACAAGCCTAAACTATTCAAAAAAGATGGCAGTGGTAATACTACTCAAGCTGTAATTCCTATAAACGGAGGGGCGAGCGGTCAGCTAACTTTAGGATCCTACACGCATAAAGTTCCTATGTTTATTAATGGCGAACAGTATTTCATGCTCGTCAAGGAAACTACTTAGGAACTACATCTCTCGTATTTGCTAGAATCTTAAAGGTTCTTTCTGTATTACTACCAGGAGCAGTGTAACTTATATCCATGAAAGCGTCTGGCTGATTTGCTTCTGTGCTTGTCTCGCTTCCTCTATTTGCTGATTCACTTGTTCCTTCGTGATACTCAACATCAGAAAGAGATTGTACTGCTGGCAGTCTAGTAAATGTGTGTCCTACGAGAGTACCATTTACTCCACCCGATGCTTCATGCAGATTTAGCCAACCGCTTCCATTCCAATATTGTAATCTAGGATTTTGACCACCGCCGGCTAATTGCGACACTTTATATATTCTTCCGTCAGTATGTACATCAGGTAGTCTACCGGTTCCTTGAGTAGATATTGCACCATCTATCTTAACAAAATCGCCAACATGAAATATATCAGGAACTATAGGACTATTTGTTGTTAAATATCCTGTATCGTAAGTTGCTATACTCCATTGGTGTGCCGCTAGTGAATTGAAACTCAAAGTTTTGAACGACATCTCCTCTAAATCTAAGTTAGGATAATCGTCAGTGGTAACTAGTCCATCTAAATTACTACTAAATGGTGGCGCAGTGTTCAGAGGAATAACACAGTATTCTCTATTTTTCTTGAGTTGAGTAGCTGATCCACTGTAACTGCCACTAGGAACAATCACCATTGTTGCGCCAGCATTGACTGTTTGAGAGAAAGTAGCATCGCTTTGATCGCCACTATTCTCAAGCACTATAGTGTTTGGTGATGTGCTTTTCGATCTAACTACCGTAGTATTACCGGTTTGATTCTCATCTTGTGTTGGCTGTGGAACAGCGGCTTCGAAGTATACTATATCTCCAACTTGAATTCTACTAAAATTAGTATCTGTTAATTGAACGCTGTTAGTTCCTGAGTTTGCATTGGCCGCAACCTCTACGCCATATACTCCTGAACACTCGTGAATACCAGCTAGATCGTTTAACCCTCTACTAGAGTAGATAAAGGCTAATCCATTAGCCTGATTCTGGGTTGAACTAAAGTTTAGTGGAGTAGAAGCGGTAGATGTTATACTACCATGCTCTGATAATGTTAGAGTGATTAATTCATAAATACCGTCGGCGTTAGCATCTGTTGTATAGTCTACTTCTGTCACGACTGCTGGTTTACCATCATGGGCTACTTGTAATATATCGCTGTCTGTAGTGTAGAATTGATCTAAATCAGTATAATATACCAAATCGCCTACTGCAACATCTTCTATTCGTCTAGAAAACGATTCTGCTGAATTATTTGTTCGTCTGATAGTTAGCGTTTTCGCATCTGATCTAGATGCTTTATATGTACCAACTAATCCTTCGTTTGAGCAGGAAGCAAATATTACTTTGCTGTTTAATGCCATATTGGCGCCTGATCCAGCCCCAATATCTTGAGAAACAAATCCTTTATTGTAGCCGTTTTGATCTAAAAGTTGGAATGACCAAACTTGATTTGAAGCATTACCCCATCCCGCATTACCTGTATCGTATGCTTTAATAAATGTGATCACATCTCCAGGTCGTGTCACTGCAAAAGCCTCAGCTCCCGTATTGGTAGTATCAGTTTCTAGTGTTCCTCCGACATCTGTAAGCACAGCAGTTTTAAGTTGAATTTTTTCACTTCCTGATGTGGTTGTGTAGTGTAACGCATCTCCAAAATCTTGTTTAGCTTCATACAATAACATAGAAATCGTATTATCAACTGTCAACTTAGATGTCATTTCTTGATTTGTTTTCTTTGCATGATTTTCCATAAAGTATGGGAAAGTGTATCTGCCGTACGCATCTTGAGTTCCGTCTGTTTCATAGAAGAAAGAGTATGATAAGGCATCACCGCTATCTCTATGATCATGCTCAAACAATTTAAAGTCGAGTTGCTGTTCTTGTTCATCACTTGGCTCATACCACCAAGCACTATATCTTATCTTTCTTCTTTTACCGCCCGCTGGAGCAGTTAAGTCTATATTACCAGTATTTAACTCATACTCGGATCTATCATATGCGATTTCTAATCTTCTTCCGTCGGTGTCTGTAATTCCAGCATCACTTTCTAAGTTTGCGTAGAATCTAAGTTTACTAGTAGCTGTGTCTGCTGAGTAATACACTTGAAACACTTGATATCCGTCACCATCTATGAGAACGGTATGTTGCTCACAGATTCTTCTCCAGTCTCTGTCATCTATAAACTCTAATCTAGTCACATTATCAACTGTTTCTAAATAAACTTTTCCTATTGTTTCAAACAGAAACGAATTAATTCCTTTGACATATCTGAAATTTCCATCGTCAGCAACATCTTCCTCTAAAGAAAAGAATCCGTTAGTGAAGAACGATGGATTGAATTTACCGCTTTGATATCCTTCCCAAACTACTCCACCAACTAAGTCAGAAAAATCTGGATGAAGTGGTCCAGCTAACTGAATCTTTCCTCTTTCCCAAAAGTCAACATTTTCAATTAATTCGAAAAGATTCGCAGGATCGACCTTAGATGTATAGAATCTACTAACTGGTAAGTCTTCGGGATTCGCTGTTGAATGTGTTGCTCCAGTCGGAAGAGTCTGATTTCTCAAATTAAGACGATCAGCATTTGAGATAGATTGACCAGGAGCAAGACAGTCGAAGAATTCACCTATACTGTAGTGTTCCATTGCATAAGCAGTTAGATTTGTGGTTTGATCTGCAGGTGCTTGCTGACATATGAATTGTTTGCCTGGATAAGGATGACCTTCTACGCCTAACAGAGACCATTCAGATAGATTAGTGGATAATCCTGTACCTATAGCGGTTATCGTATATAATTTTCCTTGTACGAAACTGCCCATAGTTTTACTAGGTATGACATGACCTTGAGAAGCTAACCAACTTGTAGCTAAAGTTGCTGTGAATATTTCTCCAACTGGAGGGGTTTGAGCCGAAGCTCCTATGGTTGTGAAGTCAAAACTACCATTACCTGTGTCTACAATTATATAAGGTATAGTCGCAACTGAATTGTGTTGCTCTAAAGTAGTAGATGCAACTGGAGTTAATAATCTTTTTGTACCGTCATCTCCTGTGAGTGCACCCACAACAGACTGAAGCTGATCAAATGTCATGTTAGACTCGCCTTCTAAAATTCTATACGAGTTTTCTGGTTCAGCATCGTCTCCATCGATCACTGCTTCAGGATAGTTAACAGTGTTTGAGTTAAGTCTTTCTACTGCAATCATTGTTGCGCTGGGCCCTGTTCCACCATTTATCCATGGAGGATCTCCCAAAGCAACTTTAAAGTTGTTTATGTGATCTTGAATTGTTATTCTAGGCTCAACAGGAACAGTTGTGTTTTCGGCACCAATAAGTGTTCCCTCTACTGTCGTATCTGCTAATTGTGTAAATTCATTTGCCTGACCAGACGAATTCACATTCTGTCCTAAAGGACCTCTCGATATGCCTATCAGAGGAACAAGATCATCAGATGTAAATCTCAACGCATTACCATCTTCGTCTACTTGTACAGAGATGTTATCTAATATATTATCTAGTGCTTTTTTAGGATTAGGTATGTCAGATAAGTTTTTATCTGCTCTGGCACCAAATTTTACATACTTTGTTCTTGACATAATTCTTCCAATTAGTTATATAGGGTTATTCTGTTATTTATAAATAACTGTAGTATCTATTGGAGAAATTTTATGGCAATCAAATCAAACCTAACAATTGATCAAGGTTCAGACTTTTCGGCTACAGTCGATGTCTTGGCCAGTAATGGTCAGTTATTCGACCTCACTGGATATACAGCTAGGTCACAAATTCGAAAAAACTTCGTTACAAGTACGATAACTGCTAATTTTATCTGTACACACAATGATAACGGCGGTAAAATCACGCTAGAACTCCCAAATGCAGATGTTGTTGACGGAACTACAGTAACTCAAGTTGGAACAAACAGCATAGAACCAGGCAGATATCTTTATGATGTAGAGATTGTATCTAATGCCTCTACCCCTGTAGTGACTCGTGTCTTAGAAGGTACTATCACAGTAACTGGTGGAATAACTAAGTAATAATCTTAGTGTATAAATACTTAATATATCAACAAAATCTAGGATATAAGCATGGCACAGCCAACAAATAAATCAGAGTTTAGAGAGTATTGTCTTAGAAAGCTGGGTAAACCAGTCATCGAAATCAATGTCGATCAAGATCAAGCAGATGATCGTATTGATGAAGCACTTTCTTACTACCAAGACTATCATTTCGATGGAGTCGAAAAGACTTATGTTAAATATCGAGTATTAAATTCGTATGTAGAGTTTGCAACACTAGAAGAAGGCGACTTTGTAGTTGGTGAAGTAATTTCTGAGTATGAAGATAATACAACCGCAGATGCGACAGCAACAGCAACAGCAACTATTGTGGCAATCGATGTAACTAATAAAAGGGTATTCTTCAAAAAACCTACATTTGGGGATTTTGATGCCACTAAATTTGTCTCAAGTCCTGCATTTGCGGCAAAGCATGGTACCGCGGCCAGCAATCGTAGAGCAATAACTACTGCCTTTAAAGGCACTTATGAATTAAGATATATTCCTGTACCAGAAAACATCATTGGCGCAATCAATGTATTTACGCCAGAGTCTAATGCGACTTTCGGCAATGGTATATTTAACGCAAAATATCAATATGTGTTACATAATCTGCACGATATTAATATGGGTCCCCTAATAAACTTTCAGATGTCGATGCAACATATGCAACTCATAGAGGAACTACTAGTCGGTAAAGTTCCCATGAGATATAATCGCCATCAAGATAAAATTTCGTTAGATATGGACTGGGATAATCTAACGGTAGGAACTTACATTGTGGTAGAAGCATATCAAGTTGTAGATCCTCAAACATTTTCAGATGTTTGGAAAGATCGTTGGTTACAAAACTACGCAACAGCAAAAATTAAATATCAGTGGGGCTCAAATATTACCAAGTTCGCTGGTTTGACATTACCAGGTAATATACAGTTCAATGGAGAACAAATTTTAAATGATGCAAGAGAAGAGATTCAACGGCTAGAAGAAGAAATTATCAATAGCTACTCTTTACCCGCATCTGATATGATAGGATAAAAGCGTGGCTAAAAACTATTATTTCGAAAACTACGAGAACTCAATGGAGCAATCGCTCATTGAAGACTTGGTTATCGAATCTATAAAAATCTACGGAATAGATGTTTGGTATATACCTAGAACTAGCACTCAAAGAGACTCTATATTTAACGAAACCAGATCGGGTTACATAGAGTATAATGAAGCGCACATGATCGAGATGTATATTAAGAATGTTGATGGCTTCGAAGGTGAAGGTGACTTCTTATCTAAGTTTGGTCTTGAAATTCGTGATTCAATAACATTAACAGTCGCAAGAAGAACTTATGAAAGCGATGTTATACCACATCGTGGAGCGACTGAATCAAACACTAGACCTTTAGAAGGCGACTTAATATACTTGCCTCTAAATAAAAAGATTTTCGAAATCAAATATGTTGAGCATGAGCCTGTTTTCTATCAAATGGGCGCACTTCAAATGTACGATCTTCGTGCCGAGTTGTTCGAATATAGTGGTGAACTATTCAATACTGGTCATGACTTTATTGATCACAATTTTGCCGATGTTGACTTGTTTGTCGAGACTTCGGATGTTACTTACAACACAACATACGATAACGGATTCTTCTTAGAAAAAGTAAATACCAGCACTGCCATTAAAGATACACCGACTAAGAACCTGTTCTTAGAACTTGAAATAGGAAAGACTTATGTATTTGACCAGTCAGATTCGTCAAACACTGGTCAAACTATAGGAATATACACTACTGTAGGTGCCAATAGTGGAGAGTTAGTAGGCGGTCAAGTCTCTACAGGCACTCCTGGTAGCGCAGGAGCTAAAACGACATTTAATCCTCCATCAGATATTGATACAAGTTTGAATTATTATTATAGAACTGTTGATGGTTCTTCTTACGGAAAGGTTTCTATTGTGTCTTCTAGAGTTGATAATGTAGAGGCATATGACTCTCTAGCAACTAACACAAGCATTGAAACAACAGCAGACAACATAATAGACTTCACTGAAATGAATCCTTTTGGAGATAATAACTTCTAATGTTTGGCAATCACTTTTATCACGAGTCTACGAGAAGATATGTTGCTGTATTTGGCACACTATTCAATGACATCGAAATAACTAGAAAGGATACTTCTGGCAACTCTCTTCAAAGGATGAAAGTGCCTATCAACTATGCTCCAAAAGAAAAGATTTTAGTCAGACTAGATCAAGATCCCAATCTAAACAATAAGTCTGCTATAACTTTGCCTAGAATGTCGTTTGAGATAACGGGCATGGCTTACAGTGCAGAGAGAAAACTTACCAGTCTGACAAAGCAAATCAAGGGTTCGCCACTTGCTGATGGCGGAGTAAAGACGATGTATACTCCCGCTCCTTATGACATCGAGTTTCAACTCAACATAATGACAAAGTATAACGAAGATGGTATGAAGATAATCGAGCAGATACTTCCATTCTTCAAGCCAGATTGTACAGTAAGTGTTCAAATGGTAGACGATATGGGATATGTTGATATACCTGTGGTTTTGAATAGCGTTTCTCAAGAAGATACTTATGATGGAGACTTTCAGACAAGAAGAGCATTGATATGGACACTAAACTTCACTATGAAAGCGTACTTCTTTTCTCCTATGCAAACTAAGAAGCAGATTAAGTTTATTGATGTTGATCTATATCCATCAATGATTCAAGGTGATGGCGGTGAGCAAATTGAAGTTATGCCCACTTTAGGTCCAATAGATCCTTCTGGCACTGTAACAGGAACAACATACAGAATTGTTGATTTAGGATCAGGTACTAATATACAAAATAGAACTGCGTGGAGTGTGTATTTAGGAACACAAACTACAAATTATAAAGTCGGAGACACTTATCAAGCACCCGCTAATGTAGCTAGTGATGTGCCTCCAGGCTCATCGGTAAGTGTTGATTTAAGTCAAATAGATGAAAATGATGACTGGAAAGCATTAACTGTAATATCAGACGGAGATGGAACAATATAATATGAATGATGAAATAGGTAAAAGTCTAGGACTTGAGCCTCTGGATGATGTAGTTGAAGGGAAAGTGATTGAAAGAACAGTAGTTCCCACTGACGACAAGATGGATAAAGATTATGAGTATGCTAGAAGTAACTTCTACAATGTAATCGAATCTGGTACAGAGGCGTTAGAGCAAATGCTCGATGTGGCAAAAGCATCAGAGCATCCAAGAGCATATGAGGTCGTTTCGACTATCATGAAAACTCTTGTAGATGCCAACAAAGATTTGGTTAAAATGTCTACAGACAAATTAAAAGTAGAGGGCGAGTCAAATCCAGACTCGACTAAAGGTGTAACAACTAACAACAATCTGTTTGTTGGATCAACAAACGAACTACAGCAGTTGTTGAAGGACATGAAAGAAAAAGATGGCTAATATGCTTGAACGAGGCTATAACGGCAATATCAATCTAAAACGAAAGGGTACGCCCATTGAGTTTAGTCCAGATATGGTTGGTGAGTTCATCAAGTGTGCCCGTGATCCTATTTACTTCTCCGAGAAATATATTCAAATAGTTCATGTGGATAAGGGTTTGATACCAATCAAACTATATGATTATCAGAAAGAAATTGTAGACAAGATAACAAATAATCGTAGGGTAACAGTTGTAACATCACGACAGGCAGGTAAAACAACAACTGCTGTTGCTGTGATTCTACACTATGTAATCTTTAATGAACACAAGACTTGTGCATTACTTGCAAACAAAGGTGATGCCGCTCGTGAAATACTTGATCGAATTAAGATTGCATATGAAGCATTACCCAAGTGGTTGCAACAAGGTGTAATTGAATGGAACAAAGGTTCTGTTGAATTTGAGAACGGATGTAAGATCATTGCAGGTGCAACATCATCAAGTGCGATTCGTGGTAAATCGATTTCGTTCTTGTATATTGATGAAACAGCATTCGTAGAGAACTGGGATGAGTTCTTTGCATCAGTATTTCCAACGATTTCATCTGGTGAAACAACAAAGATGTTATACACATCAACACCGAATGGATTAAATCATTTTTACAAAACCTGTCAAGGTGCAAAAGAAGATGTAAATGGGTTTGAGTATGTTGAAGTGCCTTGGCAAAAAGTACCGGGTAGAGGTAAGAAGTGGAGAGAAGAAACTCTTGCCGCTATGGATCATGACACTCAAAAGTTTAATCAAGAGTTTGAGTGTGCATTTTTGGGCTCTTCAGGCACATTGATTGAAGGCTCTAAACTTAAAACATTGGTAACAAAGACGCCAATATATGAAACTACACTTATGAAAGTATATGAGAAGCCTCAACGAGGCAACATTTACTGCTGTGTTGTTGATGTTTCAAGAGGTAAAGGATTAGATTACTCGGCATTTCACATTGTTGATGTGACAACTATGCCGTATAAACAAGTTTGTGTGTACAAAGACAACACAATTACGCCTATTGATTACGCTCAAGTAATACATAGAACTATCAAAAATTATAACGATGCATATGTATTGGTAGAGATAAACGATATAGGTGAACAAGTAGCAGAAGTGCTACATTATGAATATGAATGTGAAACTCTTATGTTTACTGAGTCTGCGGGTCGATCTGGTAAAAGACTATCGACTGGATTCTCAAAAAACACAGATAAGGGAATAAGAACAACAAAGTCAGTTAAAACACAAGGCTGTAATATGCTTAAAATGCTCGTTGAGCAGGATCAACTGATTATAAACGATTTTCAAACAGTTAATGAACTATCTACATTCTCTCGTAGAGGTAATACTTATCAGGCTGAATCTGGAAAACATGACGACTTAGCAATGGGTCTTGTACTCTTTGCTTGGATGTCAGATCAAGGATTTTTCAAAGAAATCACAGATATAAATACTGTGGATAAACTGCGTCAAAGAAATGAAAACGAACTAATGGAAAGTTTATTGCCCATTGGATTTAATAGTTATGAAACAACTGACGAGAGCCAAGCGATGTTAGCGGCAGACGGAGATGATTCCTGGTTGTTGCACTAGATCGCTATTATTATAAATATAGAGAATATAGAAGTTTATAACTTACAAAATAAACAAGGAGAAATCAACAATGGCTTTTCAAACAAGTCCGGGCATTAATGTCAGTGAAGTCGATTTAACTAATGCAGTTCCGGCGGTTGGTACAACCGAGGGTGCAATTGCAGGTGTATTTCGATGGGGGCCAGTAGGAGAACGAGTACTCGTCTCTTCGGAGCAAGAATTAGTGGATCGCTTTGGCGCTCCAGTTAAACTTTATGCGGCAGGTTACGGAAGTTTCTGGTCGAATGTGGAAACATTCTACACTGCGGCAAACTTTTTAGGTTATAGTGATGCACTTTATGTGACTCGTGTAGGCACTACCGGTCTAGCAGATGCAACCGAAACAGATGAAAACTTCACAGCAAAATATAAGGGTCTATTAGGAAACTCTATTTCTGTATCATACTGTGTTAATGATACTGATGCTGATGCTACCGAACAAGTGCGTTTCAGTTCAACAGCTTTAACCAATAAGGGTACTATAGATATAGTAGACGGTTCAAGAACTCAGGCAACAATAGAAGGTGCATCCGCAACATCTGTAGCGTTTTTGCGTAAAGGTACAAAAGTAATCATCAAAGGTAGTGGTTCAGAAGTTCTTCAAAAAATGACAGTAAAAGAAGATGTTACTAACATTCAAGGTGGTGTTGAAGGCACAGCAAAAGCATTTGAACCAGATGCGGTACCGTCATCCGCTACCGACAGTGGTGTAGTACTTCAGTCTGAAAGTGCTGATAGAGACGGTGATGCTTCTGGTGGCGAAAGTGTAGTAGATTTAGGAACTAATGGTAGTATCATTAACCTACAGACTCACGGCTTCACTTTAGGTCAAGCAGTTAAGTATAATCCAAATGGCAATGGTACGATTGGCGGTCTTGAAAACGGTAGAGTCTACTATGCTATTCCTGTAACAGCTTCAGCTGGTAAAGGAACAGACGGTGCTGAATTTACTACGGGTGGTTCTGTTACTGGAACTACTACAGATGCTGTTAAATTAGCATTAACTAAACAAGATGCACTTGATCATACAGATGCATCTCCTAAAAATGTTCAGCTTACTAGCCGACCTACTAATACAGATACTAATTCACAGCTTATTCCATTCACTAGCTTAAATGTGACAGTACAATTTGAAGAAAGATTTACAGGAATTATTGCTGATATCGATCACAACGATTACGAAGTACAGTGGGGAGATGCAGACTTATTCGATGCTCAGCCAAGTGTAGGAAGTATTCACATTGTTGTTAGAGACGCTGATGGAAAGGTTACTGGCACAGCAGGTTCAATCTTAGAAATCTTTGAAAATGTTTCAACAATTTCTACTGCTAAAAAATCAGACGGCTCATCTAACTGGGTATACAATGTATTAGAAGAAGAGTCTAATTGGATTAAGATTACAGAAGCGAATTCAGCCGAATTTACTAAAGTTAGATCAGGTAACTTGCTATCAGGTGGTAATGACGGTGCTGATGAAAATAGCGCAACTATTAGCAATCTAGCGGCTGGTTATGATCTATATGTAGATCCTGCTGATGTAGACATTTCGTTTATTCTTCAAGGAAAGGCTAAAGACAGCCATGTTTTGGCTAACTACATTATCGATAATGTAGCTGAGGTTCGTAGAGATTGCGTAGCATTCATTTCTCCAGAACTTGCTGACACTACTGTAACAGATGTGATTTCATTCTCTAATTCAGTGACAAAATCTTCTTACGCTGTTGTAGATAGTGGATATAAGTATCAATACGACAAGTATAACGATGTTTACACATATATTCCTTTGAATGGTGACATTGCAGGTCTTTGTGCTAGAACAGACGATCTAAGAGATCCTTGGTTCTCACCAGCTGGTTATCAAAGAGGTAATGTTAAGAATGTTGTTAAGTTACTAGTTAATCCTAGTAAAGCAGAGAGAGATTTGCTCTATAAGAATGGCGTTAATCCAGTAATCACTCAACCAGGACAAGGTACTGTGTTATTTGGAGATAAGACATTTACTGGAGTTACTAGCGCATTTGATAGAATTAATGTGCGAAGACTGTTCATTGTTCTTGAGAAGACAATTAGTAGAGCGGCCAAGTCAACTCTATTCGAATTTAACGATGAGTTCACTAGAGCGCAATTTGTAAACTTAGTTGAACCGTTCTTGAGAGATGTTCAAGGTAGACGAGGCATTTACGACTTTAAAGTAGTTTGTGATGCATCAAACAATACTGATAATGTTGTTAACAACAATCAGTTTGTTGGCGACATTTATGTCAAGCCAGCTCGTTCTATCAACTTCATCCAGTTGAACTTTGTAGCTGTTAGATCAGGCGTAGAGTTCAAAGAGATCGTTGGTCAGGCTTAATAAATATATTAAATAACAAGGAGATATAAAAAATGGCTTTCAACATAAATGAAATTAAAAGCCAACTGACCTTCGGGGGTGCCAAGCCGTCACTATTCCAAGTAGCGATTACAAATCCTATTAACGGAATTGCTGATCTAAAGACACCTTTTATGGTACAGGCGGCACAGATACCAGAAGCGACTTTAGGAACAATCGAAGTTCCATACTTTGGTCGTAAAGTGAAAATTGCTGGTGACAGAACATTCGCTGAGTGGACTGTAACTATCATTAACGATGAAGACTTTCTTATCCGTAACGCTATGGAAGAATGGATGGCTTCAATCAATTCCCACGAAGGAAATGTTACGCAATTAGGCACAGCAAGTGCTTCAGAATATAAGGCTCAAGCGCAGATCACACAGTATTCAAAAACTGGTCAGGCTTTGAGAACTTATAACTTTAACGGCTTGTTCCCAATTACTGTTGCCGCTATTACAACTGATTGGGGTACTAATGACACTATTGAAACTTTTGATGTTACTTTCCAGTATGACTGGTGGAATGTTTCTGGTGGAATCACCGGAGACGGCGCCACTAACGAGTAAGATTGATAACGATAATTAACGGGAGAGAATCAACTCTCCCTAAGATTAGAGGATAAACTATGGCTGAATTATTCGGATTCGAGATAAAGCGCAAGAGTGATAAAGAAGAAAAGAATATTCCTTCATTTATTTCACCAGAGGCTGAGGATGGCTCTATTGATATTACGGCAACAGGTACTGCCGCTAGTAGCTATCTCGACCTCGCAGGAAGTGCAAGATCAGAAGCAGAACTTGTACAGAAATATAGAGGAATGCTACAGCAACCAGAAGTTGCACAAGCAGTAGATGATATTATTAACGAAGCAGTTAGTATCTCTTCTGACGAAAAGGTTGTTGAATGTGTTACTGATGAGGTCGATCAACCCGACAACATCAAAAAGAAAATCAGAGAAGAGTTTGACACTGTATTAAAGTTGTTAGACTTTTCTTCTACTGGTTACGACACTTTTCAGAAGTGGTATGTTGACGGAAGAATCAACTATCATGTTATGATCGATGTCAAGCAACCTCGAAAGGGTATTCAAGAGTTGCGTTATATCGATCCAAGAAAGATTCGTAAGATTAGAGAATTTGAAGATAAGAAGTCTGGATCAGTACAGGCTGGAGACAACAAGTTCCTAACGAAAAGAATAAAGAATGAGTACTATCTTTATAGTGAAAAAGGATTTCTATCGCAATCTGGTTCAGTACAAAGTGCTGGAAATAATACTGATCTTCAAGGATTAAAGATTGCTAAAGACTCAATTGTAAATGCTAATTCAGGTTTACTTAATGAGAGTAACTCATTAATCATTTCTAACTTACACAAGGCAATCAAGCCTTTGAATCAGTTAAGAATGATGGAAGATGCTGTAGTTATTTACAGAATATCTAGAGCGCCTGAAAGAAGAATTTTCTATATCGATGTAGGTAATCTGCCTAAGATGAAAGCAGAACAGTATCTACGAGATATGATGACTAAGCACAAGAATCG